CTGTACCCTCAGTATTGCCAATGAATCGATCAATTGCCCCTGTCCCCATTGCGTTACCAGCATTCACCAATTTATATCCAACTGGTAGCTTGATTAAATACTTGATAACAAAAACAGCATTTGCACGGCCATAAACGAGTTGAACAAATCCACCCCATGTTGGGCTGGCAGCACCAATGGTTTTAATTTCAATTTCATGGGTTGAGGTAGTAGGGTTATCAGAACTTTTCGCGACTCGAGTAACTGTCACATTCCCATTGCCGGCATTGTTATAGACAGATACACCATTGTTACCTTTTTTGAAATTTACGTCTCCCTGCAACAATTTTCCATTAGTAATCATCATCGCCAGCATTGTTGTGTTTTCTAATGCGGAACCAAGATTATTTGTACTTGTTTGAAGCTGAGAAATTTCAGTATTTCTAAGTGTAGCTAGATCCTTTGATGTTTGGTCAGCTGTAGCTTTTGTTGTTTTTACTACAGAAGATAAACCACCAGGTACAGTTGCATCATATTGTTGGATTTGCTGAGCTATAACTCCCTTATTAACATCAGCCTTGATAAAAGTATCTTCAACAAATTGAGCATTTTGTTTTAGAGATGATCTAAATCCGCCTTTAAAATTTGGCGCTGAATTACCTCGGCTGATAAACATATTAGTTACAGTAAATGTTCCACCAGATGGAGCATTATCAAACCGTAAACCTAGTGGAATAGCTTCATAAGCAGAGGCTTTTAAATCATTTGGGAAAATACCAGTAAGTTCTATTTCACCACTTGCAGCTACAACAAACGAAGGTAACCCAACACTATAAGTTGCACCATGAAATTGAATACTACATGTAGCGCCAACTAATCCTGCAGTTGCTGTGTATTTGATTCTCGCAACTATTGGATCACCTTTATCAATTGGAATTTCCTTGTGTTTATATTGCAGTTCCCAAACAGCTACAGTTCGGTTTGTACCAGTAGAAATACTTAAATTTTTAGTATCATCACCAAGTAAAATCCAGTTCTCTTCTGAGTAACGTAAAGTATCAAGTTGTGCTTTAAAAACTTTGATTTCCTCAGCAAATACTTCTTTCGCATCAGATCTTGTAATTTTTTCTTGAAGAATTTGTGCGTGGTTTTCTAAAACCTTTTGTAAGTTTCCACTATTGTTTGCCAGACCAATCGGGATACCACTAACTACTTGGATTGCAAGCATGATTTGCTTAGCCCCATTTGGTCCAGTATCTGGTGTTGCATGCAATTCTATACCACGACCTGAACCAATCCCCTTCTGACCAACTAAAATGTATGCATCCCGACCCGTTATTTGATCAAGTGTGAATGGATTGGCACCTAATGAAATTAATGCATTCTTAACTGGTGCTAGGTTTACACCAATACTGTCGTAGTTTGTAACGATAACAAAGGTGTCATTTGGAATCGCAGAAATAGCGTTACTCATTGCCGTAGCATTTGCTACAGCTGCATAAGTATCATATCTAGTTGAAGAAGCTATAGAACCATCAGCTGCTAAAACATGGACTGAAAAACCACGTGCTGAAGCTACTGATTTGATTTCACCTTTTAAGTTTTTAATCCCTGTGAAAAAGCCATTCCAGCCACATGAATAAACACGGTAATTGAAAACTTGACCAAGGTCCTGATTTAATTGTTTATAACTTGATTCCAAGTTATTAATAGACTGTGTAGTGTTCTGTTGATTATCACTAATAGTTGAATTAATTTCCTGAAACTTACCATCTACAGCAGTTTTATTATTGTCTACAGTAGATTTTAAAGTCGCATAATTCTCTGCAAGTGAAGTAATCTTTTCACCGTTTTTTTGAACATCAGCTTTAGTACCTTCAATTGCAGAAGCATTAGCTTCAAGATCCTTAATTAGTTCACGAGGATTTTTTCTAAAACCAGTGGCTAACTCACCTTTTTCAAGTTGCACTTCTCTAATTAAAAAGTCAGGAGCAAAACCTACTTGCGAATATAAAATTAAGTTAATATGCTGTAAATTAATAATATTTGTATCAAAGGTATAAGTACATAATGTTTCTTTATCAGTCGAAATGTTATTCCATGTAGTACCAATTTGGTTATTACGACCTGATGAATCTCGACGGTGTATAATTAATAAAATTTGAGTCTGTGCAGCTGTCAACGACATTGCTTTAAATGACAATGTGTACTTCTGATTCATCTCTAAACCATCTGCCAATGTCAGAGTTTCAATAAACCCTTTAAAGTATGTAGTTGTATCAGTAGATTTAAAGTGCCCCCAAGTAGCACCTTTTGAATCTTTATAAACTTCAAGTAGATTACCTGCCACAGCAGAATTTTGACGCCAATTTAAGGTGCCTAAAGGGCTTGAGAAATCACCATTTTTAATTATGTTGTCACCACCACTTGAAGAAATAGCAGCTTTGATAATTTTGCTCTCTTCAGCAATAGCTTGGTTAGTTTCTGTTTTGGTGTAGCGAGTACTATCTAGTGTTGCTGAACTATTAGTCCACAAATCGCCAAATTTTTGACGAAATTTAGCTTCAAGGGTTTCAGTTGCAGAAGTTATTGCTTGAGCAGTATCTGCTTTAGAAGAGTAATCCTTAATTAGAGTTGAAGTACTTACCTTATCATTTAACGCTTTATTATTACCTTCATAAACTTCTACCCAATGCACTGTAGTAGTGGCATTAGCATTTGCTGAAGAATTTGGAAAACAATAAAAATTAACAACAGTTGCGTCTGTTCTAGAAATTGTAGTTAAGGTAAATTCGTAGATATCTTTACTAGCTGAAAAAATAGGTGCATCTGCATTAAATACATTACCTCCGCCAATATATACACGCAAATTGGCTGCATTGTTCCCTCCATTATCAAAGGTAACTTTTGCTCTGACGGTAACAGTAATACCAGGTGCATTTAAACTTTTTGCTAAGGGATATGATACTTGTAAATAACCACCCGTTTTACTTTTTTCGACATTACCCCCGATAACGATGTTGTCAAAAGACTTACCACCGATACTTGTTTTCAATGCTTCGGTCGCAGTTGATATTGCGCTATCAACATCAGATTTAGTCATCCGGTCGGAAATTTGTTTAGCCTGTGCAGCCAAACCATTTACAGGATCATTAATTGTTGATTCTAAGTTTTGAGTTTTTTTAGCTAAAGCAGTACTTTCAGTAACATACGTTTGTTTAAATTCATTTAAATTTGCTGATACTTGATCGAATGCTGCATTGAAGTCGTAAGGACTTGCAATCCAATTATCTGTAGTTATGAAATCCCCTTTAACTAACACAGCCCAATACACAGTACCAACACTTTGCTTGTCTGCAGTTGGTCTGCTAAGCATATAAAAGTTAACTTCTTTGGCGGTACCAGCTGAAGTCTTCGTAAAAGTAATTTTGCTTATTACCTTACCTGAAGTGTTAATAACCTGCTGTAAAAACTGACTTCCTCCACCAGCATATACAGCTAAATTTGAGTTTGTGTCACCAGCACCACGTGTATGCTCTGCACACCAAAGAAGAGTGTACTTTGCTCCTACTTCCCAGTCTTCACCAAGCTTATAGCGTAAATGAGGATATGAAACGCCATCGTAGTTTCCAACTACGTTAGAGTTAATCAACAAGTTCGTACCAGCCGGTGCGGACTTGTTAAGATTTGCAGATAAAGTATTAGCCTGTTCAGTAACAGCTTTAATCTGACCAGCTTGTTCAGTAACTTGTGAATTTGTAGTTTGTAATGCTTCAGTTGACGCTTTTTTACTTACTTCGGTATTGGTTATAGTTAGATCATTTCTAAGTTTTGAAATATCTAAACTTTGAGAAGATAAACTATCACCATGCTTCTTCACTTCAGCTTGAGTAAGCTTAATCGCTTCCGCATTTGCATTTAATGAACTTTGAGTATCTCGAGGGCTTGGGCTCCACGCTGTAGCTTTATTACCTGCTTCGATCTGCAATTTTTGAATTGTTGGAATTCGACCAGTGCCATATGTACCGTAAAACTCAATAGTCGATTCGGTTGTGCTGCCAGTGTGTAATTTAGGAAACACGGTAACTTCAAATTTTTGAAATTCATTTGCTTTAGTGACTGTAACAGAAGTTGTGAAGAAGTGAGCTGATCCATTAGATGAATATACTTGTACAGTTCCAGCAACCGGTACACTCACTTCAAATGAAATCGTAACCGGCTTATCTAAATTTTCATCATAAAAAGCTTTCAACTCTTTGCTACGTTCATACATTAAGTATTCACGGCTTGTTGCTGCTGTGGATGTTCGAGGTGCTTCTGAATTGGCTACGGCGTTAACACCACCAATCTTAATGTTATTCACTGCAGCTGTAATATCAGTCGCCACACGCCCCATGGCACTTTCAAGATCACTCTTTGTAGCTGTTTTCGATAAAGCTTGGGCATTGCTCAGAATACCTGTTTCTGCGTTCTGCATTCTTGATTCAAGCTTAGTGGTTCTTTCAGCTTCAGCTTCTGTTCTGTTAGTTGCTGTTTTGAATAAATCATTTGCAGTTGCTGTTGCATCATTAGCAGAAGCTAAAGAGTTGTTATCTTCAACAATAATGTAATTAAGCTGACAAATTCCTGTCTGAAAGTTGTAGTTAGCAATAAACATTGGGGCATAAAATTCAGCCTGTGCTGGGAATGTGCGTGGATTTTCAATTGTCCCTAAACCAGTTGCTGCCCCAGTAGACTTACCTTTCATGTATAGAACTACTTCTTGCCACTCACCTAAATTAGGTTTAATGGCTGACAATAAGTAGTTAGACGAACCCATATCTCCTGCAAGGGAGTTTGTAGTAGTTACATATTTACTTTGGTCTGCATTTTTACATGCAACACCAAGATAAATAGATCCAGTTTCCCCAAGCACACGGCGGAAGCGTGCACGCACTCGATACAACTTATTTGGATCAATTTTTTGGAACTCGTTCCAGTGAACCCATGCTTCATCATTACCGGCATTATTCCCAAGCTCAAGAATATAACCACCTAATGCATCAGCATCTTGAATTACTTTCGCTTCACCTGTGGTACGCCACTGTGTCCAGTCGTCAATACCTTTTGACGTTACGACTGCACGAACCCCTGACGTTACTTGAGTTTGAGACTTTAGGCTTAATAAATTTTGAGAAAGTGCTTCTGTAGCTTTTACCGCCGTTGTACCTGTTTGCTGCGCTTCTGCTGCATTATCGAAAGCAAGTTTAGCAATATCATCAGTAGTTTTAAGTGATGATGAAAGGCCATTTATTCTTGTATTTGTATTACTTTCTAAGGTCGAAACACTTTTTTGAACATCAGTAATTTGACCTTGTACCTTTAAGTTTTCTTTAGAGATACTTGTATCAAGTTCACTAAATTTTGAAGTAGTAGACTGTTCAAATTCGGCGAGCGACTCAGTAACTTCTAGAATATTTGCATTAGATTTCCGATCAGCCTCTTCTAGAGCTGCTTTCGTTTGGTCGATGCGTAAAGATAAGGCTTTATCACCATCAGAAACTGATTGAGCAATTGTTGCTAAATCTGACGTTGTTTTAGTTTTATTCGAATTATAGTCGGTTTTTAGTTCTTCAAGTTTTTTTGCTTCTGAAACAAGCTTTTCATCAACAAGTTTTACAGATGATTCAACCTTTTCGATATATGAAGCATTTCCAGTAATTTGATCACGCCATGCTTTTGGAATGGTGTCATTAAGTGCAGTAATGTCCCAGACTTCATAATCGGCAAGGATTACATCCACTGGGTTTGCTGTGCTTGGTAAAGGTGGATTAGTGCCAGCAATAACACGGAAATGCCCATGGATAGCTGCAGGCGCATCATAGCCACACTGAACAACAGAGTAATAAACCTCAAACTTACCTGTTCCTTCCTTATTCCCAAGTACACGTAAATAACCACCTGTACCTGTAGCATTGCCAACTGGTAATAAATAAGTGCCCATAGGCATTTTAATAATTTGTTTTATTAAAAACGTTTTATTAGGAGCAGCAACAAGAGTTGGAACAGTCGGATACCAGCCACCACCTAGAGAAACAGTGGATCTTAATAGCATCTCATGGGTACTATTTACTGGGTTATCAGTAGATTTAGCTTGTCTAGTAAACGTTGAACCTGAAGGTACAACATATGCGCTTAACCCCCCATTCCCAGATAGAAATGTAGGATCGTCACGTAAAGGCTTACCAAGTGATTGCATTCGCGCTAACTCAGTAGCATTTAACAAGCTTGCATTAGTGGTATCTAAACTTGCTTGAATTTGATCAGTCTTTTCAGCAACAGATTTACCAAGATCAACTACTGTACGTTCAACATTATTAATTGCCGCTTTGTTATCACCAATTTGAGACTGGGCAGTACTAATTTGTTCAGTAAAAGCTCTATCTTGAGCAGCAAGGGTTTTTATTTCTTCTGAAATTAGGGCATTTGATTTACCCAATTCAGTTTGCATTTCAGCAAACTTAAGCTCAAAACTTTTTGTTAATGCCTCTTTATCATTTGCACGTGCTTCAGCTTCAGCTAGAAAACCCGAATCGACTTTCTTATCAAGGTCAACATACTGGGCTGCAACTTGATCAACTTTTTTAACTGCAGCTTCAGTTTGGGTTACAACCGGTTCAATTTTTTGATTAATGAGTGTATTAGTTTCTTCACCTAATGCTAATTTAGCGTCATCAATCATTTGACCAGCTTTAACTAAGTTTTGATCAATGTCTTGTTTTAAGGCGGCCTTAGTTTGATCAATAACATTTAGTGTGTCAGCTGCTTGTTTTTTACGGTCCAGAACTTCTTGATCCGCAATTTTTTTTGCGTTTTCTGCGACTAACCGAATTTCATTTGAATCACTTCTTACATCAGCAATGATTGAATCTGTTTCACTTTTAATAAAACCGATTTTATCATCGAGTTCTTTCTCAGCACGAATTGCACGTTGTTGAGCATCAGCAACCAATGCTTCATTAGCTTGAATAGACTGATCGATACGTTGATTGGCTTCATCCAATCGTAGATTAGCCTCATTATTATGTTGATCTACAATTAATTTAGTATTATTTATTTCTTGATCTATATAAGCACGAACTTCATCGACTTTATTTTGAGCGATCTGATTAACTTCTTTAACTTGTTCATGAATCTTTTGAACTTCCTCATCAAAATGTTTCATTCCTTCTTCAAGCAATTTAAAAGCATCAGAATCTTTAATATTTTCTATTAATTCTTCTACTTCCTTTATTTTTTCATCAATCTCTTGGCTTACTTGATCTTTAGTTTCATCAATTTTTTCGCCTTGTTCTTTTAACTCTTCCTTTAAACTTTCTAATTTATTAAGAGCATCTTTAAATGCACCCTCAATAGCTTTAGGGTCAATAGGCACACCTGCAACCGTAAGCGTTGTGCCAACTGCCATACTACCCGCTACAGCACTATTGCCCGCAACTGAAGTATTACCCACTACAGTGCTATTTCCCGTTAATGTGCTATTACCAGTTTGTTGAGTATTAGCTTGTACATTCATTAACGGCGTTTTGATCGAAACGGTTGTGCCAGAATCTACTTTTAAATTTTCTTTAGAGATAAATTCAATATTGTCTTGTCGAATACGGCGCACACCTACAATCGCGCCGTCTCCGTGACTGACATAACTATGGATTACTGGACGTTCTTCATTACCATTTTCAAAGAAGACATAGACGTCTTCCCCATCCACAATTTGAATTTCTGTATCTAAATCACTATCGCCGACTGGATAAGCAAAAGTTGCTGTAATTCCTTCACTCGCGCCATCAGTTAAACCATGAATGTGTACTTGTGCAGTACGACCTTTTGCGTTGTAACTTAAAATCTTTGCACGTTTTAAACCATTCATATATTTGACCTACAAATTAGCAATCCAGAACTTTGATGAAGTCCCCATTGATCCCCCGATTGCGCCTGTATCTATATGATGTGCAGCAGTTAAAACGACATACTTCTTACTATCTATTTCAAATATATCGCCTGCATTCCAGTTCAAATTTAGTGGTCTAATAATGGTCCCACGCATAATCAAAACTTTTTCCAAGTTTTTGACTTGTCGGGCATCTAAACCAGCTCTTTGCGTCACAGTGTGGCCTGGGGTTATTGAGTCATCACCAACAACCGTTGAACCGTTATTCTCAACTGTGACAAAAGATGATTTTTGCATCAGTTCCAAAGGTTTACTTGATATCCAAACGACACTGCTAGGATCTAGTTTTGTGATAGGTTCCTTTTTGAAGAAAGAATCAATTTTTTGAGCAGACACTTTATTATTTTGAAAGCAAATTACAGCTGCTTCTTGTTGCAGATAATGAGCCAAGCGCTGTGTAGGCATACTACCCTTTAAACAAACAAATTTAGGCAAAGGTAAATCACTGCCCAGACTGATCGTTGCACCACAAGCTCGAATTACTGAATTAAAAGAAGTTTCATTACTAATAATTGCTTGCTTTGAATATTCGATAAGTCTTTTACAACCAGCCAAAATACCAATACATGAGATGCCACCTACTCGCCGATCTTGTTTAATAGTCTGAGTTTTTAGAGGGGTAACTTTGATAAGTTCGAAAGGATGAGATATGTCATTTACAGTAAGTAGCTCCCCTTCTTTTAAAAGGGAGTCTAATTCAGTAGTAGATTGAACTGTGAACTCAATAGATGCGGGAATAGGTACGAGATCAGTTCTTAAAGTTGCACTAATCAGCTCAGACGCTGGAATAATTTTACCCGCAGATACAATGGTGATTTGCATTAACGGTTCCCCAAGTTAAAATTAAAACTCATTGGGGCCATACAAAACGCAAGTTTAGGCAAAGCGTCTTTCTTTTCATTATAGTTCTGTTGAGCTTCTGATACAGATAGCCCATAACTTTCGACTCCGAGCCCACGAGTAGCTTCAACCAATCTAGCTTGCAAAAGATCACAGTGAGCTTTTACTAAAGGTTGGATGATTACGTACTCATCACCGCTAAGTTCGATAGTTTCATTCAGTTCAATACTCGTGGTAGCTTTAGTTTGACAATCTAAAACAGCCCATCCGGCATAATATTTTGCCTCATCTAAAAATGCTTTCACGATATCATCAAGCAAAATTGAATAGCCCGATAATTGATATTCTTTATAGAGTTCTTCTGAAAGTTGCTGGATAGAACCAGCAACTACAGCATACCCTTCAGATTCAGGTAATAACTTCATAGCCATTACCCGAAAAGATTGCCTAATGTACGTGATGTCGCATTAATCGTTGAGTTGCGTACAGCTTGTTGAGCAGTATTGATTACCTGCTGAACGCGATTCACAAGTTCAGCTGTACCATCAATTTCTTTTTTACCCGGCTGAATACTGCCGTTGGTACCAATGTTTGCGAAGCTACCAAAGTAGTTATAGTCGATTGGGCAAGAAACTGTCATAACTTGAGATCGGCTATCTGAATCATACTCAGCTGACTCAAAGCGTATAGCACAGTTTTCAAGTGCATAAGAACGGGTAAAACTACCTAAACGGCCATCGTAATAATCACCATGGATGATTCCACCACTAGCTACGACATATTCAGCTAATAGTTGATCATGCCCTGCTTCAGTTACTAGGATTTGAAGGTTGCCTGTGTAATGGGTTTTCGGGGGACCAGCAACAATTCCAGTAAATCCACCCGCATATTGAACTTCTGCTGGATCTTCATTACTCACAATTGGCCGTGGGCAACTTTTAAATAAGAAGCGAAGGTCTTCCATGCCACGAGGAACAAACATCCCCTGACACGCTAATAATGGTGAACCAAGTTGCTGTAGAGCAATGTAATCTTGTTTAAGCTGATTTAGTAAAATCGGATTAGATTGTTGCATAATTTTGATGCTCAAAATGCAGATTTATGCAACAAGATTAAGGATGTTTTTGCTATTGGTTTTTAATCAGTTCCATTTTAGAAAACTGACTTTATATTAATAAAAAACCCGCAAAAGCGGGCTATATCACATCTGTTTATAGATAACATCTCGCCTATCTACATCAAGAACAAGAACTACGACTACATCATCCTTGACTTGATATAAAAGGCGGTATCCTGCTGATTTCAGTTTAATCTTATATAGATCAACTGATCCTCTCAGCTTATTCTTCGGTATCTTAGGGTTATCTAGGATTGCTTCCAGCTTACGAATAAACTGCTCAGCGATTTGTGGGTTAAGTTTGTCAAACTTTTTAAGAGCTGTTTTTGAGAACTCTAGCTCGTAACTCATTAATAGATACCTTCACAGTTTCGTCAGTATCAACTTGCTCGGCTAGTTTAATTAGTTCCTGATCTTCAATTAGATCCATCATGCGTTCATACATTGCTGCCGGAACACAGTAGAATTCTGGATTATTTCTATTCAGAATAGCTACTGCTTCGCCAAAAGCATTTTGTACAACTGCTGTAGGATTCTTTTTTAATTCAGAAACACTAGCCACAAATCGACTATGGATTATGTGGTTCATGACGTTTCTCATTTGATGTGTCCTACATCAATTTGTAGCCAATTGATTAGAACCGTCCTCAGAAAGTTAAGTTTGCTACAGGGTTAACTCAATATAAACAATTTGAAGATCTGTTTCAAGACCTGTTTAACAACCACTTAATAGGTCTTAATAAAAAAGCCACCCTAAAAGGTAGCTTTTTAAATCAGCTTTTTATCCAATATTTGGTGGTACTCGCAGAACCTGTACTGAAGGTACACCCCGATACACACCCATGAAGCATATCGTTGATGGCATTGGCTTAGATTGGGCTTCTCAGTTTGTTAAGTTAAAACAAATAGTTAATCAAGTTGTTATGATTTTCATAATAACTGATTTTCTTGTAATGTGCCTAAAATAGAAAGGATCTGATTCAGTACTGGGCAACTTTGTTCTAGCTGTATTTACTGCCGGTGCATAAGCTAAAGCTTTGGACATAATAATGACCCTATTCATTGAATAAAGCCATTATTTACAATGAGGAAAGCTTAGAAGTTAGTTAGTTCCAACTCCACAAGAAAAATATTTTAGTTTTCGATATCTTTATCATCACATTCAAGCCAAAAGACATCTTCAAACTTCTCGCATACACCAGCTTTTTTTAGTTCGGTGTAAATGAGTAAGGCACGATAAACACTGATGTGTTTTCCTGCTTCTGCATCTTTTATATACCTATTAAGCACATGATTATTTGATATAAATCCGCATTGTTTAGCTAATTGATAAACTGTCATACCAGCTTGCTCTCGCAAAGTTGCGACATTGTTTTTTTCAACCATCACGATATACCAAAAAATATTTAGTTCAGTGTATCACAAGAACAATTGCTATTAAATATAATTTTATTAATACTCGTAATTGCTATTATATTTAATAGTTGTTATATTTAACTCATCAGGACAGGATATGGTCTTGATAAAAAGAACCCCTTGTACCGATCAAAGTAAACAAGGGGTTATATCCAATCTCTAAGAGGAAATTAGACATGACTACTTTAACTCAAATCACCGTACCTTTCCACAATGCTGAGTTGTACTTGGTGGAACATGATGGTCAGCCATATACACCCATGAAGCCTATTGTTGAGGGTATGGGGTTAGCTTGGCAGTCTCAATTAGCAAAACTGAATGCCAATCCTCAACGATGGGGTATAACGAAAATCGTTATACCTACTCTTGGCGACTTACAGGAAATGGTTTGTCTACCACTAAGAAAACTTCTTGCTTGGCTCACCACCATCAGTCCTAACAAAGTAAAACCTGAACTTCGTGACACTGTCATCATGTACCAAAACGAATGTGATGATGTCTTATGGAATTACTGGACAAAAGGCCAAGTAATCAATCATAGAAAAGCTATCTCACCTGAACAACAGCATGCTTTACATGCAATCGTCGATCGTCGTGCAGGAAAAGATCGAAGTTTAAGAGCCTCTATGTGGATACGTCATAATCGCCACTTTGGAATTGCTAAATATAGCCAATTGCTTTCAATCCATTTTGATGATGCGAAGCAGTATCTTGAGACAATACCACTTCATGAGCTAGGCCCAACCGAAACAGATACACTTAAACGTTTAGAAAAATTTGTAGATAATCTCGCTGCACGGTATCCAGCATTAGAAAATCCGCTAGCTTATGAAATAGCACAGCATGTAGGTGAGAAGCTAAAGTATCAATCTCCCAAAGGTCCGAAAAACTTCTGGATTTCGATTCAGGAAAACGGCGCTCTTTCAGTACAGCAATATTCTCTACACCACACGCCCATTAATGTCGTGCAACTACGCGAAAAGTTTAATGGGCTATGGGAGTTTCTTCATAAGGATGAAGTACTTGAGCTTGGCAAAGTATTAAAACGCTTTCCTTTTGAACCTGTGAACTGAAAGGGCATATCATTAAATTAAGACGTTCCTACTGGAACTCCCCTTATATTAAAGCCAGCTATACAGCTGGCTTTCTTTTTAGAACTTATCCAATATTTGGTGGTACTCGCAGAACCTGTAATGAAGGTACACCCCGATCTAGCGCATCTTGGACACAACGATAATCAGGATTATTTGGTTCATAACCAAGTTCACCACGGATATTACCCTTATGTATTGTCATCGGTGCATCAAAACGCCCACGCATAAAACGACCAATAATAATTGTGTCAGTTAATGATTGATTGGTCTTTATTTCTGTTTTATCAGTTTTTTTCTGATATTGAATACCAGGCGCTTCACCTATGATTTGAGTTGTATTCATGAGTATTTCCTTAATTAAATGGATTATAGGTAAAGCCAAAAATGACCTTACCTATGAGTAATTAGTAAATACCTAAGCGTTTACCTTTTTTGAATGAACGTAAACGCTTGTTGATTGCATTTGCAGTAAAAGCATGAAGTCGAGCTTTTTTCATACCAGCTTTTTGTGCTGCAGTTAAACGGACCTTTTGACCAGGTAATCGTTTATTCACAACGGTTTTGACACCTTGACGAATAGCCAGCACACCACGGTAGTGAATTTTTCGCCCATTTACTTTCCGTTGGCTAAATGCTCCATTTCGAGCTTTAATTTTTTTAGCCATTGAATCGAAACCTTCTTCAGTTTCATCTGCTTCACCGAAAATAAACTCACGAACCAGTTCTTCAAGTTCAGGGCCTTCGTCTGGCATATTAGCAAGAACTGTATTGGCTGCTGCTTCTAACGCCGCATCAGCAACTTCTGTATCATCACTAAAGATCTCTTCAATATCAGTAGCGTCAACGCCAAATGTTAAGAAAGCATCGGAAAGAGACGCCATCAAAGCGTTTTCATAGATACCGTCTTCATCATCTGCACCATCTAATGCATCGACAATTAATGCGTCTAAATGATCAACGCCCAGTTCACCTTCTTCAAGCTTACCTTCACTGATTGTATCTACCGTATCAGATAGAATGTTCAGAGCAATTTGTCGTACTTGTTCAATCACAGATTGCTGTTCTCGATCAGTACTTGAAACCTTACTTACAACGGTAGAAATATTCTCCGCTGCTGAATCAAAAGCACGTAAAGCTAAAGGTTTTTCTGTAGTTGGGCCAAATGGATTCATCTTGATAGATCCTTAAAATTATTTAACTAAAACGTCGTCATCAAAAATTGCGGCACGAGTTGTACCAACAACTCCATGGGCTAAATAGAGTCGTACACGCTCATATGGATAGTCTTTGTCAGGTATTAAACTGAACTCAAAAGGTTTACCACCTAGATCTTCAGCCGGTTGTAACCAACCGGTTGTTTCACTAGAAGCACCCTCTAAAAACTCTTGAATTTCATCACCAGCTTTTTTGATATAGTCCGGTGTAGCTTGGAACATGTAAGTTCTAAGGATTTCGATACATTTATTCGTAACTCGTGCCGCAATCTCAGCTGCAGGAACTAAACGCAATGCACTATTTTTACTTTGATACTGGGTTAATACATCACTTAAAACGAATAATGTAGTTTCAAACTTAACTGGGCGAACTACATTTACTTTAGCCTTTGCCAACATTTCTTGAGTCTGTTCATCTTCAAGATCAATATTCGGCATCTGGCTTAAGTTTTTTGCTGTAAATGGATAATCTTTCCAAGCTACTGCATTTTTTAACGGCGCAAAGCCTTGTTTATTTAACTTTGCGTTACGTAATAATTTATCGCCGATGTAATGGCCCAAATAATAAGCTGGGACCTTACGCCCTCTTAGTGTGACAGCACCAGATGGACGGCATAGGTTCGGACTCCAAATGAATTGAACAAACTGTGATTGTGCATCTACACTTGTCGCAAATTGAGCTGCTTGCTCAGCTGTAAAAGTTGGGTTGATTTCAGCATCCAAAGGAATACGTAACTTTGTAGCTGCACGTTGTGCCGCAACATAAATTGGTAAATCATGAGGATTTGGTAAAGTCAGATATGCTGGTGTACTTAATTGACTCGTCAGAATCTTATATAGTTCATCTGGATTAAATGATGGTAACGATTCATCTTCCAATGCCAATGTTTTTGAAGCACGACCTAAGCTATTTGATTCGTTATAAGCATTTGATTTGAGTATTGCTTGTAACGCATCAATACCTAACGATAAATCAAAACGCTCAAAATATTCTTTCGCATCAGCTACAGCGACAATAGAAGCAGAATTTTCAATGTCTCCATCTACTAATCCCTGAACAGTAACAATTTGATCACCTGTTACCGCATCACGGATTTCCAAACGCATAGAAATATCTGCAGGACCGCGTGGGCTAGTTACTTTCGCAAAAAAGGCCACATTGATTTCTGTATTTGCAAGATAACTGTGAGTATCAAATTCCAGTTTTAGTGATGGGCTGGCCCCTGCTACAAGGGATAGCTCACCTGTACTTGATAGAGCAAGTATATTCATTACATTACACGCCCAAGGCTATTTGTTTTAAGTATTTTGAGCCGTTGGCTTTTTTGATTTTCTGGCTAGTTCCAATGTAAAAAAAACCACTCGAAAGTGGTTTTTCATTTCCTAAATTTTATAATCCGCTAGCAGGTTCTGTAGGCTCTTCTGCCTCAGTAGGTACAATTTGAAGTACATTACCTTTCAAGCCATTAATTTGATCTAGGTTATCTAGCAATTGTTTATGAGCTTCGTCACCGATCAAAGTGAATGTGACCTTTTGACCAGCTTGTACCAAAACTTGCGTAAATGGTTCGGTAATGTCACTTAAACCGTTATTTTGAAGTGTAATACTTCGTTCAGTAGGATGATCACCAACAGCATCCATAATTGGGTTCGTGCCATCAATAATGAAAATAGTCATCTTGTTACTCAACAGTTAGATTCTTACCAAGCCCCTTCAACTGACGTAAGTTTTCCAGTACTTGATGTTTAAATGTTTGGTTATGACACGTAATACTTGCTGTTTTACCTGCCTCAATAGCAACACGTGATAACGGTTCTAAAACTGTTGAAAATCCGTTATTAGTAACTTTAATAACTAGCGGATCCACGCTACTCCCACCTGATACTGTTAACAAATCCGTAATGGGAGTATTAACTTTAGAAGTATCAGTTTCTTTAAGGACATGATCCGATTCCGTCCCCACATCATCACCAGACTTACCACCATTTGAATCTAGATCATTTGAAGGTTTGACAGAATCATTCGATGTTTCAGTTGGATTTCCATTTTCTTGAGTATTGGACTCTTCATTATCTGAATCGCCATTTTTCAAATCAGTAGGTTTATTACCTTCATCTTGAGATGCGCCGTCTTCAGGACCTTGGCTATTTAACAAATCACCTTGGTCTGAAGCTTTTTCATCACCAGCTTGGGTATTCTGTGTTTCTGTAGTTTTATTGGTTTTATTACGTGTGTTTTTTTGTTTAGTAGTCGCTTGTTCGTCAGTTGAAGCTAAAGTTTCGTCAGTGTTTTGTGTTGCAGCAGCCATGAGATTTTCCTTTCAATAAATAGGGTAAAAAGGCGCATCGAAATGCGCCCTTATCTGTTTTACTTACGAATTTTTGAGAGATGGCATATTGATACAGTGGATGACATAGCTTTGATCAGCATAACGTTCTAACGGGTTCATTTCGGCTGCTTGAGCACCGATTAAAGTAAGTACTGATTCACGCGCATCTGGTCGAGTTTCAATAACTGAAAGAGGCGTTTGAATAAAGCCAACGAACGGCGCACGAATTGGCTCATTACCACGACCAACTAAAAGCATATCAAACGCTGTATCTGCTTCAGCTACAAGCTCTTGTGCTGTCGGTGCGTGGTAAACGTTTGTACCATCTGCAAGAGTACCAATACGGACAATTTGACCATAACCAGCAGTGTATCCGGTTTTAACTGGCATCTTGTCGCTTGACAGTTGATTAAAGAATACTGACCCAGTATCGCCAACATATAAGTCAAATGCTACGGTAGAGCCACCAGTACGTTGGTTAATATCCAATTTGGCAGCTGCAATAAATTTATTTACTTCCGCAAACAAGTCACCTGAAGTATTAAATGCAGCTGCTAATTTTCCAGTCACACCACGAGAAGCATCAAAAGTAACTTCACGAGCGGAGTATTCAGCTAAATCTTTTGCTTCACCTAATAAACGTACAGTTTGTTCTAAGAAGATTTTACCTTGAACAATTGCTAAAGCCTGACCCAGAAAACCAAGCTTAAGTTCGTTAGTTAACTGAGATTGTAATAGTGTTGAAGCTGTTACCCGTGCCATGATAGGTGACGCAATCAATGTTTCATATTCAGGTTCGAAATCAACACCAACTGGGGTTAATAGATAGTTATCATTACCATCACGCGCATCAAAATCCGCCACAAGATGAACTTCAATTTTCGCACCAGCTGGTAATGCTTCATTTAATGTCACGCTAATTTTGCTAGCTGAAATGTCAATTTCGCTACCAACTACACGATATTCAACGCCGTTTACTACTACGTCTTTCTCAGCAATAGCAGAAATCTTGCCTGAAAATTTTGATTTACTGCGATTTCGAGTATGCGCAACTTCTTTACCATTGATCTTAATAGATACATTACCCGCAATAAATGGCAATAAACTCGCTTTGGCGTCAGGTGTTTTAGCCTTGAAGTCTTCATAACCAGTTCGTGCAGTCACAGTATAAGTTGCACCTGCGCCACCATTAGACAATGCAAAACGGAATCGTCCTTCAACATAAGGCTTAGAAGCATTTGCACCATCTAAGTATTCTGATTTCTTCATTGCACCAAAATCACGGTTGGTGATAAAGCGAATAGATACAATCGGTACTTCATTTGAGCCATTTGAGTTGGGAATCATAGCAACGATAGGTGTTGCATAAGCGATAACGTTGGCGATAGTAGCAACTGTAATTGCTGGAACGATGCTTACAGATTCATGATGCTGGTGATTTACATCATCAAAACCAGATTCATTAATACTATCGTAATAGCTAAGGGTCTCGGCAGGCAAAGCAGCTGCTTGTTTCGCACCACTTAAACCAGCAGTTAATGCAGCTGCAATGATTGAAGGATGTGGTAATTCACCTCCATGACGTGATTGATATTGTGATACCCCAAACATCACAGCTTTATCAACTTCTGGCGCATATTCGATACCAATTGAATCAAAAATTGCTTTTAATACTTCTGGGTACTCATCTGCCGCTGTTTGAGCACTGTCAAACCCATTTTCAAGCTCTTCAGGACTTTTGAAATAGTAATTTCGGCACTGAACAGTAGCTAGTTGTTGAGCATCATACTTTTTACGAATTTCTTCTGTTAACACAGTCATTTTAAACCAGCCTTTGGCTTTCTATGTAAGATGCAGAAAGTCTGACATGGCGTATTTTTACTAAAACTGGTCGGTTCCAAACATAAAAAAGTCCCCAAAATTGAGGACAAAGAAAATGTAGCTAAAGGACCATCTCAGCCCTTTATTTATATAGCTATCCGCTTACACCACTTGAAACATAAATCTCCACATTATCACCTGCTTTCACTTTATAACGGAGCTTATCCCAGCAATGCTGTCTAAACGGTTCAGTATCGGGCGCAGCAGCTGTTAATGTAAGAATAGACACCCAGTGAGAATCGTTTTGCGGATCTGCATATGGAATATTGCTTCCGAAAAACTCTACTTCTGCCCCGTTCCCGATTACCTGGTAATTGAATATTGCAGAAGTACATTGTTCAGCCATTTCAATGTCGCCTGTCTTTTTACCTTTTTCATTGAAAATTAAATAGCTCATTTAGTTTCTCCATCACCTATAGGTGAAATAAACAAATCATCTCTACGGTTTAAAACATACTTACTGCCAAAATCTGCCATGAGGCTAAAACCAGTAATATTTACAATCTCAAACCACAACATTAGGTTTTCATAAATCATTAAACCTAAAAGATCACCTTCTTTAAGAATCAAGTCAGGGATGTTGATTATCCTTTCCAAAACATCATCCAATTCTTCATTGAATGTCTCTACTTGAGCGGTTAGCACCAAGTCAGATGGGTTATTCATTGAGAAGTTCTTTTGAATATAACCACCATTAAATTTATCGAAATGAACATAAGCAGCGCCCTTATATTCATACTTGTAGTTGGGTTCGTCTTGAATCGATAAAGTGTTCGCTTCAAAAGAAAGAGGATCTAAAGGTTTTGAATCTTCAGCCGGATTATTGAAAACTACTTCTTTTCGCCAAATTTGCGCGGGAATACTTGCTAGAGCATTCATCACAACACGTCTAGCTGCTAAACGGCGTCCATTTGCAACTTGATTTACTGATCTATTTAGCATTTCGACTTAAACCCTTCATAAAGACATTTAACATGTCATTGTCGATTGCGCCTGATTTATGTAAGGCTTGAATTCTTTCAATTTGACTTGCTCTAACAGTTTCCACTTCAAAACGTTTGAGGGTTTTTAATTCGCGTTCTAAGAGCTTTTTGGCAACTTTATCAGCTCTACGCATCATTTCTTTTTCTGCTTTTTGGATATTGGCTTTGATTGGCTTAACAGAACCATTCATCAAATCCATTACTTGCTCGTTAATTGAATTCTGTATTTGCTTATCTGTTTGCTTATACCGTGCACCTACTTGTTTCTTACGGTCTTTCTCTACTTCCTTTTTAAGGTAGGCAATCCCTGCTGGTGAACTAATCCACTTAACAACCCGCAATACATGCTTACAAGCCACACCGGATAAATGCGGGTTACGTATTTTCGGAAAGCCGCCCTCATCACGTCCCAAATTGTAGCCGCCAATAGTTGCCATATAGCGGTACCAGAACGTATGACGTTCGCAGTCACACTGAAATTTGATTTTGCCTTTAGCTAAGCGGTTTTTAACAGTGGTTAATGCCTGCTTGTCGATATCAAATACGACAGATTTAAAGTTTGAAAACTCAATCTCAACGTGATGATTTAAGACTTTACTATTTGGACCGGCATTCGTAAGTAAGTGCACTAATCCAGCTTTTCTGCTTACTGGAACCGCCAAATAGATTTGCTCATTTGCCCGGTCAATATCGTCTTGTCGGCTTAAATTAATGATGTTTTGAGGGGTAATACCCTTACTATACTGATCTTTTAATAGTTGAATGTTTTCCTGAAATGCCAAGATATCATCACGGGTAATACGCCGTGGTACTTCTCCATTTCGCTGACCTAATGTTGTAAAAAGTACCCTTTCGACATCATATTTTTCCCCTTGGGCAATATCTTGTGGTCGCAAGAACATAGGTTTAGGGATCTTTCGTCCCCAATCATCATATTCAATTTCTTTTTCTGCAAATGCCCGCTGTTCTCTATCTGCACGCTGGCGGCTCTGTTGATCTCTACGAACTCCACCATTTTGCAAAGACTGGTTTAATTGCAGCTGGGCACGGCGTAAATCATCTGGCTTGAATGCTGACATTTTAATTATCCTGCAAGTATTCTTTTTGAAGTCTTAAAAGATCAACAAGCCTTGGAAAAGCCACCTTATTAAGAGGTAACTTTTCCCAAACGCCGTTCACACCACACGCCACAAGTACTGCATCAATATGGTTTCTTGAACCATATATTTTCAAACTCAACAGTGATGGATCTTGAGATTCATCGTCTTTGATTTCCCAAACAATCAGATTCTGAATATTATTTTGTTGAAGATTCCGGTGAATTAAGTCTCTAATAGCATTTCGATAATCATTTCTCATACTGTTTTACCTATTTAAGCTTTAACAGTACTTACACGAGCAAAGCCACCAGTACCTGCTTTACCAGTGTTACCATTACTTTCGGTTGCAACACCAGGTTCACCAACAACTAAAGTCATATACTGAGTTTTTTCGGTTGAATTCACATATCGGCAAATGAGTAAACCACCACTTGCACCACCACCACCAAGTGCCCAGCCATCATCACCTACACCATTAGCACCATCACCACCAGCACCCCAGTTTGATACTGGACTTACTGATGCGCCGCCTTTGTGGTTTGTTTGGTTTGCAGCTGTACCAGCGTTACCAAGCTTGCGTGAAATTTCGGTTATGTTTGATGTCACAGTGATTACACCTGCTAAACCACCAGCACCATTTGAGAAAGCACTACCATTCGACCACTGACCACTGGTACCGCCTTTACCGCCGCCAACAACCGCCAAATCAAGTTCATTTAAACGTAAGCGTGTATCTGTTCCACTGGTCCCATGTGCCAATGCTCCTAACTCCCAGACACTGCCACCACCAGCACCACCAGCACCAACCAAAATGAATTCTTTTTGTTCTTTCGGTTGAATTGGAATGATATAAACACCTGGGACTGTGTAATCGCCGTTTCCATCGTTTAGTGTTTCTGCAGCTACCTGAACAACGGACCAATTCACAGTACCTGAATACCCTATCCGGTTTTGACCTGAGCGGTCCCAAACTTCATATGAAAAACCCTTTTCAGCACGGGTAAGCTTCCATGCTTCATGTGGGCTTTCTGGTGTTAAATAGATTGCATACTTTGAATCACGTAAATCAGTAACTTTGCCACCTAGTTCAACTGTGGCTGAGCTACCAATATTTACACCTGCTCCAATTAATTTTGGATATTGAGCATCTAAGTTTTTCTTGAAATCGATTAACTGCTGTAACAAATTTTTGGAACTAAGATCTAGATCATCAATCTGTTGTTGTAAATCATCGTCTTTGGCTTTTACATCTTTTTCAAATGCATATTGGGGGTGCGGATCCTCATGCTGATTATGTTCAGTCATGAGCTTACGAATTAACGCGCCGTATTGTGGGTGTGGATCTTCATCTGCACTATGCTGGTTCATCAACATCACTGCAATTGGAGTATTTGGATCAATTTTTATAGTTACATTTTTTAAATTAACGTCAGTTAAAACAAATCCAAAAGTAACGATAGCAACCACGTTTGCATGCAGTGACATGATTGATTGAACTTCTGTAGTTGACGCCACTGCAAGTAAAGTGCCATCTGATAGATATATACCTAACTCAAACACTTCCATTGTTAAAGTTGGCTCAATACTCATCACAAAACGCAAAGTTCCAGTTTCTGTGTCTACACCACCACCATTAAGCGAAAATCTGGCTAATTCATTTTTAAGAGAAGTTAGGTTTTTCGCTTCAACTGATGCATCAAATTTGCCGGTACCAACAGCAAGATGAGTAAGCTCCCCACCAAAGCTAGCAACATCGCCTGCTTTATTTAATGCATTCCGACCTGCGTCAGTTAAAAAGAAATTAATAGCCATAACCCACCCATATGATTTATTGATCTATGGTAGTTACGGCAAAAAGGTTCGGTGGGGGGCAGTTCCACAAAACTAATCATTTTCTTTTTCGGCAGCTTCTCTTAAAGCACTGAATCTTGACTTACGTTCAGCTTGTTCACGGCCTTCTGGTGTATCGTCAGTGACATTTACAGTTTCGTAAGCTTCAGTGTAATGAACGTTTTCTAAGAATAAGAAGGCAAAAGCATCACCAATATCCGGTGATTTAATTCCCATCCGTTTCATTTCGTCTTTGCTTAAGATTTTATAACGAGCAAAGTCATCAAAACGGTATGGAACGTGGATTAACTGATCTTTAATTTTCACATTGTGTTTCTTCGTTTTTATTTTAAAACGGCCACTTGCGATTGCTCGAGCTAAGCCAACATAAGCTAATGACCTTTTATTTGTAAACTCTTTTCTATTGTCATTACTAAAACATTGTGAGCCCCAATAAACAGGAACGTAGAAAATACCTTGCTTTTTAAGGTATTGGCCTAAACCTTTACCCGCCCCGTTATCATCTACAACTAAGTTAGCATTTGGGTACTGTAAAAGTAGCTCATTAATCTTTGCAAATAGTTCTAAGATATCATCTCTGTTTTTGCATAATGGAATATCTACAACTTCTACACGGCGTGCGCGCTCTCCCCATTGCGATTCACCCCAAACTTTAGAAACAACAATTACTGAATCGTCACGGCCGACACCACCACCAACGTCAACCGTAATGACATAGCCGAATTGATGGTCATCAAAAATACTGGCGCCAACATACATTTCTTCAGTTTGACGCTTGGTAATTAAGAACTCGTCTGATAAGTCTGGGAATTCACCTAGAACACGAATCTTATACTGGGCATCTTCTCTGCTTCCGTATTTTTGCCGTTGTTCTTCTAAGGACTGCTTACTAACTAGTGGTGACTCTTCACCATTAAATGTGAGAGCAATCCATACCCCACCTGCTCGATGACTTAACTTATGATGAGTTTCATAGAACATCCCCGCGTTACGGGTAGGCTGAGAGGTCATTACTGCACGGTTGTCTTCGTGCGTTAAGGCACCAAATGCTACATCAAGTACGGCATCATCTACACCACTGGCCTCATCGACCCAGACCATGTAGTTATCGCCGTGGTTACCTGCTAAGTTTGTAGGTTGATGTTTTGGTGCTGTCTTCGCAAAGACATACCATTTTTCTTTGTAGCCTTTGATGTATACAAGTTCAGATTGGTACCCAACATAATCAGCAAGCCAAGCCAAAGGCCCTTGCTTCAATCGTGCTAGATTGATACTGATTTCTTTCCACACTTGTTTCTTTAACTGCCCAATCTGCGGAGCAGTAAACATCATGATGGATTCATCAAAAAACAAGAGATGCCATAAGGCAACAATACCGGCACTGGCCGTTTTACCAGTGTTATGAAGTACTAAGTCATCTTCACCCAAGAAAAATGGATCTGGATCGAGTACAAAACCGTAATATTTACCTTCACCTAGCTCAGTAACCGATGTAATTTTTAAAGGCTTATGTTCCCCATCTATAAGCCTATAAGATGCAAACTGTTCCCTACTTTCAGGTTTAAGGTTCATATATTGAGAAACAAGCAATTCAATCTTGTCGCCCTTTGACCACCCGTTACCATCGTATAAAGAAATTAAGCAAAGAATATGTGATTTATTGAATGTATGAGCTTTACCATTCTCATATTCAAACCGGAACATTTCCTGATAACCGGTTACTGTTTTAATTACATCTAGTTCTGTCTTACCATCTGCAGCAAGAATTTTATGATTTAGATTAATACGCTCAACTGGGATAAATTCCCCATTGGCTAATTTGATTAAAGTCCCTTTACCAAAGCAACCATGCCCCGATGCTACTGAAGTACGGCTACCATCAAATGCAATAGATTCAAAAAGTAATTCTTGTTGCCATGTGGGTTCGACACCTAATGCTTCTACGGCGAAAGCATAGATGTCGTATCGATAACGCTCACAAAGTTCCCACCATTCGGGAATTTCTTTTAATGGTGCCAAAGCCATACCGTAAAAACACCATTACTTAAAAGATTGAAAAAGGAAGCATTGTTGGATCTACAGCATCTTCTTCAAACTGATTCCCTTCAGTAATTGAAAAGCCTTTGGCAATTTTCGTACTAGCCCAAACAGCTAATAGAATTGCAATGTGTCCATTGTTTAAGCTGCTGCTATCAAATTCTTGCTGAAGGCCGTTTTTATCGACCTTACGGATTTCAAGTACGTTTTTAGGGTTGTACTGGTTTAGCTTCGGCTCAATTTCAATTAACTTTGCTCTGAAACGAGCTTGGTAAATTGAAATCACTTCTTCTAAGTGCTCTTTAGCATTGAAACTTAATTGCCAATTCTGTACTTGATCCGGTGAGTCAGTTACTACAACTGTTTGATCTCTTAAATCGCTTGGTACGGGCAAATTTGAATAAACAGCTGTTTTTTGAATAACAAGCTCACCTGTATCAGCAAATGCCGCTCCAATAAGTCGAATTGGTTGATCCGAAAACCCAGCAACACGGCTGTCTATACGAATAATTCCAGACATTACATTTATCCTTAGCGCCGTTTGCGTTCTAACTTGGTTTGGCATTCAATGCAGAATTTCACGCCACCTAAAGCACGGCGGCGCTCTGGTATTTCTTCACCACATTCAACACATTCTTTTTCAGATTCGCCTTCAAAACGGCATCGGTTTGCAATTTCTTGCTGCAATAAATAATCAGCACTTTCTTGTGCCTTATCGATTAAGTCAGTCATCTATACGCTCAACTGTAATTTCACCTGTTTCTCTATCACCCTTCACACGCTGGTGATCGAGTGATGTGTACTGATCAGCTTGCACTACAACTTTGTCGTTGATTGCGGGCTGTTCCGTTGCTGAGCCGTCAGGTTCATAGCCATTACCTGTGTTGTTGTCGAATGGACCACCGAAACCGATAACGTTAGGTGTATAACCCACAAGCTGAATATCTACAGTTGAGATAGAAAGATTGATTGCTTCGCTTGGGACTGGTGATGGAAAAAGTTCATTTTCAAAAACAGTGAATGTTGAATTAACAACATGATCATTCCATTGCTGAAATGGCACATTAAAACGGCGGTTATCGCTGCTAGACATGTATGCGCAAAACTGCCCAATGACTGAACGCAGATCATTGGGATTGGTGGCAAAGAAAGCGATTTGAGCACGTACAGTTGTCGGCACCAGACGAACCTTCACCCGTTTCTCATCAATGACCGTTTCAATAAAATCAGGCACTGGTAGTAATTGATTTACATCAGGGGGTTGGTCAGTTAACGCTGTTGCAGTAAGCATTACAGGTAAAATCACTTTGGATTCTTCCTCATGCTTCTGGCTTTTTCTATATTCAGAAAGCATTGCTTCTGAATCGTCCATCATCCGTGACGGACATGCTTTTATAGCGTTACCAATGGCTCTCAACTTCCAGTCAGCCGTTAATTGGGTCTCAGGCATATACCAAGCACGAAAATTGACAAGCTGCTTATACCAAGCGTTTTGGATGCATTTAAGCGAATCGTTGGGGTAATTCATTATTACCCCCATACACTAAAGATACTGCCAAAAGACTTTTTCGGCTTTTTAGGTTTCTCTTTTACGTTTGGATTGTCCAAACTTTGAATGATTTGTTCAGCTTGTTGTTGTACTGAATCAAAACTCTTCACAGGATTTACCATACCCGTATAGAGTTCTTTTTTTCGTTCTTCTCTAAGTTGTTGCAAGCGTTTCTGTTTATCAACTTTTTCTGATAATTCACCCACTAATCCTTGAGCATTTCCTAACTCGGTTAATAGATGCAGCTGACTATTGATATTGTCGTATGTCTGTAAAATTTGATCTTCAAGTAATTGGGCAATAATAATTTCGGGCTGTGATAACTGTGAAATATCTGTTGCGCTATCAAAGCAAGAAACAACACCTTCTGGCTCTTCAGGAACAAATAATCCATCAAATAACTGACCATCACCTACATTACTTGCATAATTTGGTTGTGCAACGAAATCAAAACCAAAAAAACCCGTTGGAATTAAACGGCCACCGACATTCTTGTAATTGACTGATGTGCTAAAACCACCCGCTTGGGCTTTATAATCTTGTAATGCGATCTCACCAGGCTCGTTATCATAAAACTCTTCTCGGTGTTCAACTGTTCCATCCTTTGACGCACGTAATTCAATTGTTTTAAATGCCCGTGAAAGATATACAACTTTACCTTTAATGATCACCGTTTCAGGCGGCACCATACCATAGCGCTGTCGAATTTGATGACCGTAAAAACCTTGTAATGAATTAGTAGCAACCATTTCTTGTACATGGTCACTGTTGATCAAGTTGACCATTGCATCTACATCGACATTACTTCGATCAACACCGGTAAATTTACGGCATCGGTCATGTAAGTTGTAAGATAGAACTTTTGTCTTTCTATTTTTGCTAGCCATAAAAAAGCCCCAATGCTGTGATTGAGGCTATTGTTTCAGTTGTTCTATAGTTGAAATTTAATCAGTTCCAAATCAAATCTTTTGATCAAACTCAATTAATTCCAATAGCTTGTCATGCTGTTTATCTTCAATGGTTGCATCAAAGATGTACCCACTTTTAAGAGAAATAAAAACATCATAAAAGCGCTCATGGACCATGCCTCCTCGATGTTCACTTTCGGAGACTTGCAAACAATCCATTTGAGATAAGTCAATTAATTGAGAACAAGCACGTTTTCTACAAAAGATTTTTAATCGCATACTTCACCCAATTACTTAACAAGAGTGCCTTCAACACCACGAGCACGGCGCTCAGCTGTACGTTTATTAAATTCTTCTAGCGCACTTTCCATATAAATAATGGCTTGTTTGTTGAACTCACTCGGAAATTTTTCATCCAAGGTTTTAGTACGGTGAATAAGTACTTTTAACAATGCTTCACTAGTAACCCCATTCACCCCATGTTCTGGAATTGGGCCATCTTGAAAATGAATACTGATTTCAAAATCTTTTGCATTTTGGTTTTCAGGATTTGCTGAAATCTTATAGTAATGGCCCTGAGCATATTCCGTAATGCCTTCAACCACTTCCCCTTTAATAACTTTATCAATTTCTTGTGGTTCTAATTCATGGCTAGCATATCCTAAGAAATGATCAATTAATAAGTTTTCTCCCTGACCATTGATAGGTTCTGCGATTCCTACTAAAACATTGTCTTGAGCTTGTTGCATATAAAAAAGTCCTGAACTAATGAACAGGACTATGAAATCATTTTGTATTTGAGCGCTAACTCAACAGTTCCAATTGAATTAAAGGAAGTTATAGACTGCATAAGGCTTAGCTGCTATTGCCGCTGCAAAGCTTGTGGTGCCTAAATCTCTATCAAATGCCATTGAGTGAACTTTAACGACAATATTGGCTGGTACTAAACGGCGTAATATCGGTGACAGCTCTACCACTTCATTTGCATCAACAGTTTTATCTAAAACAATTCTAATCCGACTTGTTAAGAAGTAATTTGGCTTTTCAAAATCAGACAAATAGGCTGGATATTCTTTTAGCTTTTCCAAGCTATGCCATAGCCGGATAATCTGAAAATGATCTTTCCCCCACAACATTCGTAAAACAAACTCTAAAAACGCTAATCCTCTTTTATTACCCATGCTGCTCCAATTGGCATAGATAATTCGCATTAACGTGTCAGAGGTGTTATTTCGGCGTAATACAACAAGTCCGTTTTGTTTAGAGAACCGTTCTACAACTGTTTTACTACCGATATGAGGACAACCGTAATCCAATAAATCTTGTATGGACTGTTCAAAGTTTTGTGCAAATACTTGTTTAAATGCTTTAGCAAGTGCGGTTTGCAAGCCCGTACTCACATATTGTTCATCGATAGGCCGAGTAAAGCTTATAGGGTCCATGTAGCCCCCGAAATATCAGCGGTGCGTTCCAACTCAACAGTAATGCTGTCTTTTGTCACATACACCCACTCATTAGGCTTATTCAACTCATTTGAAAGCATAATGGTAAAGTCACTCATCCGGTCTTGGAAAGCCACAATATTGTCATTAATCAGCTTCCCCATTTCTTGCGTATTAAAGCCATTAACCAGCCAACGACTTGAGCTCAATGATTCACGCCCGTATCGTTCTACAAGTAATTCTTTGATCTGTGTCTTAACCATATCTGTGTTATGTACAGAAGCCAAAGAGCCTTTAATTTTTACTTCAATTGGCTTTTCTACAACTTCATGTACATTCACTTTACCTTCATACAAGTTATCGCAATAACCAATATACCGACAGATATCTTGTTCTAACGTTGCTTGTTCAGCTGGGTTCTTGGCAACCACCACAAGATTTAAATGATTTATGTCGCGGTATGTAATGGCAAAGTGTTGCTCTTGCAACGTTTCATTCCAGACAGAAATAAACTGTGCCCGTTTCATAAATTTTTTACGGACTGCATAGTCAAAGTTGCCGAGAAATACCGCATCTTCATCGTAAAGTGATGGATAGCTTGATAATAAACGTAATTCTGATACAGCTAACGGATCTACGCCCTCTCTAATCAGTCCACCAGCTTTAAAACGCACTGATACCCGCTGTTCATCATTAGTAAGTACATCAAGTAAGGCCGCATCTTTTAAACGATTAACATCAACTTCCCCGTATGTCTCAAGAATTCCAATTATTACCGTTTCATTGGCTTGCAGAGTACGACCAGCTCTCTCAGAATCGCCAAACTCAATAAACAATCTTCTTAGATTATCTGTAGTAATAGTTACAGCATATTCACCTGGTTCAACATTCATCCAGCGCGGCTTAATTACATAGTTATTATTGCCCTGCTTAACCGAAATATTTGCAAGTGAAAGGTCCTCTAAAAGGTCAATTCGATATTTATGGAACCCTTCAGTAACTGGTACAACATATTTAATTTCACGGTATTCACTTTGTTCTGCTATTACTTCCGCCGTCTCACCAGCTTTAACAGTAATTGATTGAAGCAACCGCCATACTCTACCGCCGCTATGGTCCTCAATCATTCGCCCTTGACTTAAGCTCACAGCATTTGTTGACCGGTTGATAATTTCTATTAAGTGCTGACACGGTGTACCTATAGGCAAAATGCCTTTATTTGTAGCATCCGCAATAATTGAGCGGTCACGTGTTTTGGTAAATGGTTCAATTGAAGCAATATCGATTTCTGGACCAAATGCAGTCAAAAAACTAGCCATAGAACGCAGCTGGTGAACGACAAGTGGATCTTGAGCTTTATAGCGTTCCTGAATCTCATAATCATCTATCGCTGCTTGGAGCTGGGCTTCAAAATCAGCTTGCGTTAATGTCATATGTCTCACCTGTTACTGATTTACCCAATCGGTCTGCTACTTGGTTAAGATCTATATTCACATTCATGATGCTTAAATGAATATGAACCGTCTCAAATCCTTCGGTTTGTGAATACAGGGCTAATTGGTCAGAGTTAAGCTCAGATAATATTGGTAGATCCTTTTTCATCTTAATAAGAAAACTATCTGCCACCCTCGAGTCTAAAGGTGCCATTAGCAAATCATAAAGAGGTGCACCAAAGTCAGAACCATACTTCCCATTAACCGGATGATTAAGCCAGTACTCAACCATGTCTAAAATTGTTTTAGATGTGATCATTAGGAAGTTGCTCTATTACTGAAAATCATCAAAAGCTTTACTAGTATTGCAGTGCCGATCTGGTAAGTTGAAAAAATGGTGAAATAGATTATGAATATCCATAATGAAACGCTTAATGCATCAAAATATGAAGCAACGTTATAGATTCGCCAATCAACAAGAATAATAGTGATCAATACACATGCCATACTTATGAAATACATATATCTGATTTCTTTAAATAAGAGGCTTATAGGCACATGACGGAATTGTTTAATATACGCAGCTTTATTCTTGCTATTCCATCCTGTAACAACGGAAAGATAAGCTAAAAATGCAAGAATTAAGACAATATCAATACCGATTTGAATTTGCATAAAAAACACCCTTAATAAGAACTGTATTAAGGGTATTGCTTTTGTATATATGTAAGCGTGAATGGTTCCATATTTGAAAATAAGAAATGCATGGATTATTATATATACAAAGCCCGCTCCACTTATGACACGAGAACGTATAGGGTCATAAGTGTAGGTTAGAAGATGTCGCAACCCATCTCTAACTACCGGGCTTTTTTTAATGCACTTCAAAAGCTGTAAGCAGCCATGCATTACTACCTTCTCGCTTAATCAATGACGCTTCATGCGAATTAAATACAATATTTATTCTTGTAGATAATCCACGTTCTGTACGCCGTTGTGTACTACCTTGAGCGATTGTTTGCACAATAGTATCCACAAGCATATGCACAACTTCATCATATGTCATGCCATCACTTTCCATACGGCGCTTGATAATATGCTTAATACCCTGTTTATCACTGCCATACTCAAAATCCACCCAGCCTAAATCATTACGATACATAGCTCTATGCACTGTGGTTTTTTCCATAATGGCTTTGTTCATTGCAGCTTTACCACGTGTGATATTTGCTGTAACTGATTTGATTGGACTCGCACTATCAAATTCAGGCTTTCCCAGTTCGGATTGACCAGCCTCCGAACTTATACCAAGTTGTTGCTTAGCATGTTCAATTTGTTCTTTCAGCTGGTCACGGTGAGCTATTTGCTTAGCTAAATCCTCATCAAGCTTTTGCTCTTGTTCTTCGACTTCTTTAATTTTCTGATCTACAGAAGTACGGCGCGGCGGTAAGCTAACTTTTTCACGCTTATTTTGTTCTTGGATTTTAGATTGTGCTTCACGGATAAGTTTAGCAACACAACTTACGGCGTTTTCAAATGTTGGCTTATAGTCATCACTAAAATCGCCAGATAGAACAATTACTTTATCATTCAGTTCGGCCTTCACTACATCCGCTAATGCACGAATATAAAGTGTAAGCGTAGCGCCACCTGAAAAGAAAAATGCAACTGGTAAAACGCTAACACCAGCAACGCGCTTAATTTTGCGAAATTCTGGTGTAACAATCGTTTGGCCTGTTGCTTTTTCTAATGCCGATTGGATCTTTTTAATGTATGGAGAAGTAGCTGTTATAGCTGCAAGATTAAGACTGCCCATGAAAAATAACCTCATATCAATGAGGTTATTTTGAAATCTATTGGATGTACAATTTGTGCAAGGTTCCAATTTTTAGAACCCTAAAACGAGGAAAACACCCCGCAGGGTGCTTTCAAATAAGACTTATTGGATTATCAGCGAGAAATTTATTACTGATATCTTATTCAATAAGATTAGCTATGTACCTATAATATTAATTACTGCACCACTTGTCAAATTTGTGCAACAGTGAAATTACTAAAAACCTCTAGAAATAACTATTCCACCATGTTGGTGCTTAATTTCTATTAAGCATGAAATTTTCAAAAGACGACGGAACTCTCTCTTAGCCCTTGATAATGGCAGTTCTCTCATATAGGAATAATTTTTATATATTTCGATAGTTGATTCTTGGCAGAACCAATCAAAATGTCTTTTATAACTTGATGATAAATAGTCATCCCTTCTATCTTTTGATATCCAACCTATTAACCGGCATAAACGATGATTCAAGGTCAACATTCTTGAAATGCTTTCACTTGGGGTAGTAGCAGATTCATAGATCACTACTTTTGATTTTTCATGAAGAATCTCAGTAAATTTCCATAATGGCTCGTGGTGAGCAATACGATTTCTTAAAGATAGAACCTGTCTTAACCGAATAATCAAATCGTCTATAGCATTTGTATCCCAATAACTTTTATTTACAGCAAAATGATCTTTAAAACCCTTAAAGAAAACTTCAGGCCAATCAATAGAAGGATGTAATTCAATAAGTTTAATCCAAAAACCAAATGTCTGATTTGCTATAACTTTACCTGGAGTTGGAATGTTTTGTGTTTTAGGAACTAAAGTCGTAATTCCATTAACCTTCTTTTTCCTATGAGTCATTTTTTTTAATATTTTTTGAGTTTCCAAGTTTAGTATATTTTGGTCCATAAGGTACATGTACCAATCATTATCATGTATGTGTCCTTGATTTTTATGCGAAAAATAAAGATACGATAATTCTTTATGTACCATATTACGAAATGCAACTTCAAAAATACTTAACAACTTAAAAAAAGCAGTTGAGAGCGCATCATTCCAAAGGTATACACCTATGCACTCCTCATTATTTTTTAAATTAAAATATAATTTATAACTCTTTAATCGATCAGAAGATAACAAGTCTACGGTATTAGAAATATTGCTAGACTTCATTTTCTCCGAAATCCTATGAATAAATTATTAAATTAACCTACTAATTGTATATTAATTAAAGGAATAACTCTATTAACTTGTTCAGTTCTATTATTTTCGCTTTCTCTTTTCAAACGTCCTTCTCAACCATTCCTCTCGATCTTCAACATTCTCAATATTTTTAAGTTTGCGCCAAAATTCACTAATAGCTTTTGAAAATTTAACAACGTCATCATCCGTAATATTAAATGTAGGTTCATATATAAAGTAAGGCAACGGATTATTTTCCATACCATGATAATTTTCTTTTAAATAAAATGGGTACTTGTTACACAGCTCTCTATATGAGCTTCCATTTCCATGCTTAAAAACATTAACAATTACTCTACAAGCATCAAAATCTTTAAAAAACTCTTGTTTTTCGATATCGAATTCATCAGTTTTAAAAAGCATAAATAATTTGTTAACTGGCAGAGTCCAAATTTCATTTCTGACTTGATGAGTACATCCCCACCATCTGGATTGATTATGTAGGAATGAACGAAACTGTTTTTCCCATCTATGATACATTCCCGCAATAACTGAAAATCTGACATTCTGTTGAAGATCACTTAGATTTTGATAAAAGATAATACTTGCATCATATGAATCATAATATAATGAAGAGGAATCATATGGATCTTTATTGAAGTAATGGCTCTCTTTTTCAGTCCGCCATTTTTCTTCATATTCATCAGCTTCTTGAGAGATGTTATCAAATTGATTCAAAAGCTTGAGCTGACATTGTTCTAAGTAAAAGTCATTTATTTCTATTAAGTTTTTTCTTAGTTGATCGTACAATTCAATAAGCATCAAATTTCCCCATTATTAAAAATATTTACAACTCATAAAGGAACAACAAGGGAATGAATAATTCAATCCCTTTAATATTCTCTACAAATATTGAATTTATAAGCAACCAGGTTCGTTACCTGATCTACACTCTTGCATATCTTGTAGTTCTTTAATTCTATTTTCTGTCTTTTCTACTAAACATGCATTATGAACAAATGGATATAAAGAGCCCTTTAAAACAGGTGAAGATTGAAATTGGCAATCTTTTTCTTTGTATTGAATCCAAGCTCTTTGAGCCTCTTTTAATTGAAGTTTCTCTGTTGGGTTAAGCTCTTTCATATAATTTGCATAAACGGAATTAATTTTCTGATTTGCAGAATTCAAAACATTTGATGAGCAAGTATTTAAAGCCGATTGATTTGGCAAATTTGAGCATTTATCTATACCAGCAAAAGTAACTGAACAAGTAATCGTGCTCATAATTAAAAAAGTAATTCTCATGAATTTATACATCTAATTGCTCCACTCTTAATTTATTTATATCTATCTTTAGTACATGGTAGCCAATTCAAATCATTTCCTGCAGCATTCTCGTTTTCAGAGCCCCAACACCATCCGCCATTTTTAATATCGACATATAAAGTATCTCTTTCTTCACAACTTTCAATAGTTTTTGGGTCATCACCCGAACCACCACGGCATGAATCATTGAGCTTTTCATATTGGAGAATTTTGTCTTGAATGATTTTAGGAATTTCAGAAAATTGTTTTTTTAAATAATCGTTAATACCTTGTATTGATAGTTCGCCAGCTTGATAAAAATGAACATATATAATTGGTAACTCTTCAATTTGGTTAGTTTTTGGGTTTGTATAAGTAAAAACGTCTGACGGCGCAACAGTGCCCTTAAATGCAATTATGTCGCCTTCTATAACCCTTGCTTGTACATTTGGATCAAAAACTAAAACAACTAAATTACCATCAAAATTAGCTTTATTTGCCAGTACCCCATATAAACCAGCTTTTTGATTTATTAATGGCCTTGAGGATGCCAAAGCCAAAGTATGATTATCAACCTTCTGAATTGATTCGATACTCGCTGCACCTATTAATTTTGTACCTACATCATAATCATGAAATCTAATTCCTCTATAGGTTTTGTCGTCATTTATTAAAATACTTTGATTCAAAAAATCAGATTCATTTAAAGATGTAAAATCGTAAATTGCTTCCGCTTTAACGGGCTCTTGCATTGCTGAGTTAGCTCCTTCAGCTGGTTGCTCATTATTTTTATTACAACCAGCTAATGCAAGCATAGTAATTAATACCGTTAAATTTAAAGCTCTAAGAGTCATTAATAAACTAACCTTCTAAGTTTCCCATTCCTATCCCACCAGTTAAAGCATGTGCTAGGAATCTATCATTTACATTCTGACTGATATTACCATTATTACCATTAACAACAACGACTTCCTGTGGGTTAGGAGTATTTAAAGGTTGCTTAAACGGCGTGACATTAGTTAATAATCTATTTTGATTATTTAATGAAGGTTTTGCTTTTGTAGTAGCTTGGGGAACGATAGCTTTTTGGGTGCTTAAAACACTAGCAACTTTAGCTCTTGTATTTTCCACAATATGACTTGATTTCAAATCTGATACAGCTGGGGTATTTTCTTTAGGTAGATTAGTTTTCTGTTCCTGAACGGTTTTATCAATGTTAGCTCTGTATTTATATTCCTTTTCTAAATGCGGTCTATAATCAAATGACTTCCCATTGCGAAGCTTTGTTTGCCCATACGCCCATCTTACATATTTTGTGCCGAGAACTCGGGCAATATCTTCTTTTGATGCATTTGGGTTTTTCTGCATATAAGCTTTAACTGAAGCATATTCTGGATTCGTTTCGATTTCATGCTTCATAAATGCACCTTGTGCATCTAAAGCTGCTTGGCTCCGTACCATATTACCGTTTGCATCAAGTAATCCCCTTTCCTTCATATATGCCGTAAGCCGGTCTTTACGAGCTCCTTGCCAAGAAATCATTCCCATATTTATTCCACCAGCTTTATCTTGATGTTTACCAAACAAGTATTCATCTCGATAATCATTTTCTCGACCAACGGAAGCAGTTAAACCAGCAGCCCAATTATCATTAAAACCTGCTTTCTTCATAGCATTGTAAACTGCAAGTTGCTTTTCCTTAGTTTTTTCACCAATTGGAGAAATAGTTGATCCATAAGCAGGTACATTTTTATTTGCTCCAAAACCCGGCTTATAAACTCCTTGCCCAATGCCCCATGTGGGAACGCCGTCATGAAATGGATTAAAGCGATTAAATTTATCCTTAATGAAATCTAAGGTATCACTAGCAGTATCTTTAACACCGTCTACAACTTTTGATGCTGTACCTTTTGTCAGTTCAAAAGCATTGGTTGCATAGTTAACAAACCCTTTCCAAGCAGTATTAATAATACCTGGTACATCTGCAGCAATTAATGAATCTGTCCACTCTTTAAAATACGGCGCAACTACGGTACCTAGCTTATTCCCAATCCAAGAACCAGCCATACCACCAATTAATGTTCCAACTGGACCAAATAAAGACCCGACAGTACCACCAATTACTCCACCCGCAAGACTACCAACAGTACCGCCTTTTTCTTGTGTGCTTTGTTCATTCCAATCTAATAATGATGCACCAGCAGCCAATGCACCTATTACGGGTAGACCACGGCCAAACTTAAGAAATTTACCTAAGCCCTTTCCTAATTTCCCTACACCTTTCTTTCCTTTGCCTAGAGCACCACCTAGAAGCCCACCACCAGCAGATAACACGGAAGTAAGCAATTTCCCTAGAGAACCTAACAAACCACCCTTAGACGCCAAATTATCGGCAATACGCTGCAATAACTTTATTTGTTTGCGGTTATGGTTCTCTTGTTCACGAGGTAATGGCTCATTTCTCTTTTTACTACGCATCAATCCAGTTAATGGCCGCAAAGCTAATCCTGCTGCACGGCGTACAGGTGAAAGTAAATGACCAACTTCATTGATTGCGTCAACTGTAGGATCTACACCTTGTGTTGAGTTCGGCATTACTCCTTTAATCGCCGTAGATATCGTTTGGGCAACTTTACGAATTGATGATTGGTTTTGGGGTTCATTAGGGTTTGATACAAAACGGCCTTTTTCGTCACGCTCTGGTACACTAGGATTTACAATTTTTGATAAGTCATCATGACTATTAATTTCTATAGCGGGCTTTCGCCCATTAGATTTGTTGATTTGTTTTTTATCTACTGTTTTAAGGTCATTAATTGATTGGTCCAAAACATCAGCAAAGTCTTTGACCAGCTTGTCTGCTACAACAAAAGATTGAGTGATTGGATTAGCTTTGTCTTTTAATAAATCTTCAAAATCTAAAGCTTGTCTATTATTGACAGCATTAAGCATCTTTTGAAATTCAGTCAGTTTAGGCTGAGGCTGTGCAAATTGTGCTTTTTGCTCTTCAAAGCTTTGAGTAAGGATACCAATGATCTTTTCAATGTTTGAATCAATCGTACTAACTTTTTTTTCAACTCGTTTCATTCCAATGATAAAGCCGAGCTCGTCATAGGATAAAACTGTATCATTGTGATTTGAATTTGCCATAACAAAAATGCCCCATACTGATATAGAGCATTTTTGCAACTTACTAACTATGAATTTATGATGAGTTCCTAGACTTAAAAGTTAACTTTAAAAGTGTTACTTACAGGGCTATCAGTAATAATTTCTACTACATAACCTAATTTTGAGAAATGAATTTTTGCCTCTTCTAAATACTCTAAACTCACGGCACTTTTGTCAAAACTCCAACTGGAAAACCGTTTTCCAAAACACGAGTCAGCTTTAATTGCATTACTGAGAATATTAATAATATCAAGAACGGTTGGATTGCTTTGCTCCGCAATTTTTGCAGCTTCAGCAGCGGTAATACTAGATGACATAGTGAACATTCTCCTAAATTGTTAGTGTTCTCTACATTATAGTAAGCACGTGATAATAACCTCAAAAAAAACCTTTAAAATTACAAACTATTCATTACTACTATCTTCAGGCTCCACTTCACCAGCTTCAATTAACGCTAACTTACGCATAAACGCCTCTTCTTTTTTCTTTTTCATATTAGCTTTTGCAATTGCCATTCTTTCTTCAGCACCTGAAATAACTGAACTACGCCGTGCTTGAACTTCCGATTGGTCTTTAAGATCATCTACATCTAAGCCCCAGAACATTGCCTCAGTTCGAGCAATGTTAGAAATGCTGATACTTTGTTTAACGTTCAAATCAACCACTTGACTAATCAAGCCCATTTTAAACTTAACCAGCGCTAATTCATCTTCAGTAGGATTATTCAGATTAAGGACTTCATCTCTAATATGAATAACACTATCGATAGTATCTGTAATTAACTCACCCAGCTTATGAGCTCGTATACGGTTATTTTTGACAACAAGAGCTGACTTTAGATAGTTCTCGTTGACTGTAGAACGCCCGCCGTTGTTATTACCATTATTTTTAGAGTTTTGACTATTAAATTCAGCAATATTTGACGTTTTTTTGACGGAATTTTGACTATCACTTTTTTCTGATTTATCAGTATTTTGTGTATCTTCTTGACCATTATTTTTTTTGGTCAATTTTTTAATCTCTTTATTGAGCTCTTGGGCTGTCTTTTTGACTAAAGATTTAGCTTTCTTTTTCCATTTCTCAGCAAGTGCTTTACGGCGTACAACGGATGGCGAAGGCATCTCACAACCGAGTTCTTCGCCAACCTGATCAACTAAAGCTTGCCATGTAATCTTAGGTGAAGATTCATAGACTTCTTTTAGCCGGTTCCAAATTTCTTCCGAGTATTCAATCTTGCGAGCCATTAAAGTCTATCCCTTATTCAGCAAATAGACCTATTTGTTTCACTTCATCTAAAGCTTGCTGCTGTAAAGAAGCCTTGCTAAAACGTTTTTTATTTTGGATAAGATCAATTAAAGCTTTTTGCTGTAAATCATTCTCTTCACGCTGGAAAACATCATCAATAGCCATCTCTAAATTACGGATTTGTTTTGCACGATTCTGTTCACACTCACGAACAATACGCATAAGAGTGTGAAGTTCAGGTAAAACCTTTTCTTGAATAGACTGGTCTTGCGATAAACAAGCTTGAATCAGCCCCTTTGATGCTTCAAGCAGCTCTACAGTTAAGGCTTTCGGGAAAGATGCAATATGCTGTGCTGCAGCCATACTTAATTGAAATGCCATGGCTTGAGTGTATTCACTCATCATTTCACCTAGACTGTTAAACAGAATACCAGCTACAGAAGCTGTTTTGTCTAGTTCTGGCTCAATAGTAAAACCAAGAACCCAGTCGGCTGAAACACCGTATTTTTGACATAGCACCGAAAGTAATTCTGCATCTGGCATTAACTTACCATTTTCGATTTCACTCATTCGGTTTTTATGTGGTGTACCGAATATCTCTAAAGCTACGTCTTCTTGACGTAATTGAGCCATATCACGCGCCATTGCAAGTTTTCTTCCAATAAGTACTCGACGTTGCAAATCGCTCTTTTTCGCCATTTAAATGCTTCTCCCAGCTAACCAATCAAAATCTACAGTTTTTGACAACCAATCAGTTTCATCAGTAAAAACGCACGAAAGCCAGACACAACCCTCTTCACATGGTTCTGCCAGCTTAATTTGTTCACTTATGAAAATATTGTCGTCTTTGAATAACAAGCCATCACCTTTGACACTATCAATTAGTAGTTTTGGATAGTTATCAATATCAAATCGTGGATAAGTTTTAGCGCTGTAAGAACGAGTTTTAAGTGGTGGCTGAACAATTAACCGTATTTCACAAAGTTGATCGATAGCTTTTAACTTAAGTGCTCTAAACATAGGTCCATATTGTTTTTGAACCTTGTCCTTATACTTTTTAGCACCTACTGAAAGACTATTTCTTTGCTTTCCGTTCTGATCAATTGTAGCCCGCCAAATCTCGTTAGCGCTTAATCCATAAGGCAATTTGATTGTGATGTATTGCTTACCAAAAATGATAACACCACCTGTACTTCCCCTATACACACTATTTTCACCATCATTTTCTTTTTCTACATGGCACGGGAAAAACACATGTTTATTTGAGCTAGCTTTATGCTTTTTAACTTTGTCATTACCTGATGAAACACTGAAATCCTTAAAGAATTCCTGTCTTTTATTATTGGAGAAAAACTCGCTCCACTGACGGCGGTTACTTTTTTTAATCATAACGACCTCAAATCAAGCAAGTAAGATTTACATAAACTTGAAGCTCTTCTTGCATGACATAATCCTTAAAAACACTTAGTTCCAGAATTATTAACCGTTAGATTTATTTAGAAGTACCCTTGTTCCAATTCATTATTTTTGTTTGTAAAAAAATGCTCTCTTTTATATATGCAAAATATATTGATCCTCAAAAAAACATCGAGCTGGTCCTACTTACCAATGTGTCAGCACTTTTAGGATAGGGGCCCCTATCATTTCCTTCTTTTTAGTAATTTAATATCCAAACCCTTTTTACGTAGGATTTGCATCACACACCAAAATTTTAAAGGCCACATCTAGTTTCCCTTTATTATAAAATTATTACCTAGGGGTTGTTTAGAAATCTAAAACTTTTATAACTCTTACTCAGAAATTCTCTTTTTCATCAACCATAAATTACATAAAATATTATATTTATCCACAACTTAAATAAGCTTGATTCTTTAATTGATAAACTCACTAGAATAATATTTCTTAAAATAATAGGAGTATATTGACAGAAAAAAGCTAAAATATTACTCTCTAAAAGTTTTCTTCATAAAAAAGCATCAAAAAATGAAAACTATCATCGTAGCTTTTGTACTCTCAGCAATTTTGATCATTCTATCATTTTTATTTTACATGATTATAAAAACCCATTATAAGAAATAACAAAGAATTAAAAAAGCTCATTTCCGAACCAGAAATGAGCTTATGAAATCCACATAAACCTGAAATACTAAGTATGGCTACTTAGCAATATTAAATTAAATGAATTTCTTTGAAGAATCAATATTTTTTTTAAAAAAGTATCTAAAAAAATTTAAAATTATTACAAATATTATAATTATAGCTTTTAGCAAAGTTAATTTCTTTGCTGCTACAAAAAAGTAAAAGTTCAAAAAGAATAAAACTTCTAAAATTAGTTAACGGGACTAAGAAAACTATTTTTTAAAAGTTGCTTTATAATGTTTGGAATTAAAATAATTTACAATCTCTTCCCCATTATTTTGATTTTTTTCTAAATTTAAGGTTAAAAAATCTAATTCCGATTCCAAATTTATAAACTCGGGAATATATTCTTTGATAGGAGGGGGTGGCTTAGGGCCCCCTTCAGTAATTTTTTGAATAAACCCAGCTAACCATAAAATGTATTCTTCTCTTAAATTATAAGAAGGAATCAAACTTACATCAATCTTTACCTTACAATCATTTTTACTTTTACTCAGTACTTCATTGAAATCAATAAAATTATATTTCAGCTTATATTCTGTACCCTTAATTTCTTTTCGAATCACCTTCATAAGAATATACATATTTTCTAAAACATCTTTAGAAAATAGTTTTTCATTTTTCATTTTTTTGTAAATAGTCTCAGCAAGAAAAAGATATTGTGGCATGTTACAAATTCCATTTCATAATTTCCTCTTATTCTATAATATAGAATTATTAAATTAATATTACAAGAATTTACTCAAAGTTTTTTATTTTAAATTTTGAAGTAATATCAAAATATTAAGATAGTAATTCCTAATAAAAAGGTCTATTTCTTTTTTAAGAAATAGACCTAGCGAAAAAAGCGCTCAAACCTAAAAATGGCTGATTTAGTATTAGCTGCCCTTATTCAAGTTGGTACTATTAAGTAATTTAGAAAATGCTCAATTAACCTCTCTCTTTAAATTTCTCTGCTTCCATCTAGTCCCTACATCTTATGAAATGGACCCCATATTGCATTCATATTCTTGAGCTGCTTCTCTTCGTAGTTAAGCCTTTTTCTGATTAGCTTGAACTTGGGTCGGGGTTAGCTTGTTTGGATTGTATTTTTTTGAGCGTTTTTTGCTGGTTGCTTTAGATTTCATTTGCACCCACCCCCTTTAGCTCTTAACTTTTCAGCAACTAAACGATCAGCTACACGCTTAACTCGATTCCAAACAAAGTTGTGATCAATTTCAGAACGACCTTGATAAATACGTTCAAGTTGAAATGCCGTAACTGAATAATCCACTTCTAAGGCCAGTAAATCCCAATCTTCATTAAAAGCTGTAGCGTAGGGGGTCAATTGGTTTTTCTGTGCCCAAATACGCAATTGGCGAGCATCTGGACCACGCTTTACAACTGGTTTTGGCTTAGATTTGATTAAACCAGTGGAAAGCGCCCATTCAACACAAGTTTCGCAACGACAACATAAACGCTTGTACATAGGGCCGGTGCCGTGAGGCATATTGAGATCACGCCCTAAAGACTCAACCTGTCGGATTTTATTACCAGGATGTTTCAGCCATTTCTTAACTGCTTTTTCTAATGCTTTTCGCTCATCAGATTTAGCTGCTACGTTTGAGTAAGCAACTAATGCGTATTCAGATTTTTTCATATCAATAAATGCGTTCACTGTGCTTTACCTCCACCTATACGAGCATCATCCCAATCACATTCCACAATATCTAAGCCATCATGTTGAAATCTTGACCATAGACGGTCCCCAAGATCTTCGCGGACCTCAGAAAGACTTAGGTTTGAAATCACAACTGTTGGCTTCAACTCGTCATAACGAGTGAGTAGAACCTTATGAACACTTTCAAGAAGTTGAGGACGTTTTTCAGCACGGTCATGTAAACCGTATTCATCAATAATTAATAAATCTTTTTTTACATAGCGTTTTAGCGCTTCATCTTCACTATCACCACTACGGCGATAGGCACCCGCGATATCTTCAGCTAGATCTGCAGACGTAATGTAAATAGCTTCCCAGTTCTTAATGATGATATTTTTCAGAATTGATGAACCTAGATGTGTTTTACCCGTACCAGTACGGCCGACAAGAAGTAAATTTCGAAAAACACCTGAATTGAAATCCATAGTGAACTTTTCACAAGTTTTACGAGCTTTGTCTTGTCCTTTGTGAGTTACTGCATAGTTGCTAAAGCCGCTATTTACATGTCTTTTAGGGATACCAGCTCGAGCCATTTTCAAATTTAAAATACGATTGTTCTTATCGCTTTCATATTTTTCATTTGACTGCTTCATGATTTTTTCAACACAAGACTGACAAACGATTCGACCATGTACATTGATCATTTGTTCTTTGTGGATCTTACAGATCTGGTTTGTATGGGAAATTTTATATTCCAATTTTTGAGGCACTGCGTTCATATCAATTCACCCTTCACAGCTGTGTGAGCAACCGGTTCATATTTCTTTGGCGCGCCCCATTGATCATTTACATTGCGTGGTAACGATTGATGGTTTGACTGTTGACCGGTAGTCATTTCGGGTTTTTCGTTTAGGTACCAAGATGCTTTGAAGGCACCCCAAGGATTTTGTCTTTTCAAACAATATTCGACGGCTTGCTGCAGTGTGATTCCTGCTTTTTGGGCTTCATTCAAAAGTGCTTCAAAAGCGTTTTCGGTGTTTTGAGCTTTCTTGGCTTTACGAACTTGTAAGAACTCAGCAGCGTCTTTCTCAGGTACACCATTTTTTTTCAAAGCACTCTTGAAACTAAATTTTGTTTGAGTCGATGAATCAACTTCGCCAACGGCGGAGTTGTTATTACCTTCTGGATTCTGATTAAAGGTTTCAGGATTCAGTGAATCAGGATTCAGATTAAAGGATTCAGGATTCAGGGCGTTTTGGTCTGAGATAGAAACAGTTTTAGAACCGTTATCTAACTGTTCTTGTTTGTTCCCACTACTGTTTGCTTGATTCGATTCGTTATCTTGATAACTGTTTTCAACAGCAGAACCAGTATTTTGAGGGGCAAACGGTCCTGTTTTATCGTAAAAATGCTTTAAATCAGCTTTATTTAACTGAATTGGTTTTCCAACAATTGTTTTGTTTTTCGGGTTACGTTCATAGACAGTGTAGATACCATTACGGTCAGGTAATTCACTGTCTTTCTCTAGCCCGTGCGGGTTTTGATGTTTAACAAAGTTAACGATATGGATAACATCAATACCATCAGCGTTATATAACTCGATAAAACCGAACTTAGAAATGTTCTCTAACTGTTCTGCAACGTTTATATCGTCTGCAGGAAATAAAGACATTTTGATTTTCTTAGGTCGATTTTCGAGTCGGCCTTCGCGATCTGCTAAAGTCCAAAGACCAATAAATAGCAATCGTGCTTCATAAGGTAATTCAATAATGTCTTCATTCATAAAGAATGAGGGCTTAATATTTCTAGATCTTGCCATTTCTTAAGCTGCCTCATATAAGTGTTCATGTGCAAAATTTGCACGTACTAAAGCTTCAGAGAATTGAGGAGGTACGGAATTACCTACCATTCTTCCCTGTTCTGTCTTAGTTAATTTGATAGTGTTTCCATGTTCATCGATCCCATGATCAATGATGTAAGTAGGTTCAAAACCTTGTGCTGTGAATAGTTCTCTTGGCTGAAGCATACGGAAGCCAATATCAACAATTTGGTGCAGCTCACCTTTAACCATTACAAGACCAAAACGATCACGTGTTGGTATCGTACGAAGTGGCTCATGAATGCTATTTCCGTCTTTCTCACTACCGTAGAAGGCAGTTAGAAATGCTTGTACTAAAGCAAAATGACCCGCACTTGTGGTAATGGTATGTAATGGTTCATCAACAGGTTGACCAATGTTGTTTTTGCGCAGTTTCACCAGGTTGCTAACGACTAAACTGTTATGATCTTTTGCAGTAATCGTATGGAGCGGTTCGCGAATATCACTACCAACAACACCCGTATAATGCTTAGCAATGAACGCAGTAACCAACGCATGATGTCCACCTTTCACCCCTGCGCAAATTGTGCGTAAAGGTTCATCAACAGGCATACATCTTGGGCTTGAAGCATTTGCACACTCAGTAAGTACTGGGGCAACGCTTTTAACCTTATCCATTGGAACAATAAATGGTTCTGGATTATTGATTACATAACGGACTAAACCATTTGCTATACGGCGACAAGTTGCCTCAACTAGAGGTTTCTTACGAGTAAAAATACTTGGGCAAGGAATTGACCAATCTATGCATTCTGCAGTGATTCGCCATGGTTTTAATTTCCCAGTTTTAACTGCTTTGCTATCTGGTGCAGCATGCGTAGGCTTGGGCCAAACTATAGGGAAGTTGTCACGGCGAGCAACTAGAAAAAACCGTCTTCTTAGAGTTGGAGATCCGTAATCCCGAGCACTCATTACTCGCCATTCAACTTTATAACCTTGATGACGTAATGCATTAACAAAGCACCTGAATGTTTCACCTTTGTGCTTTTTACTCGGGAATCCATCTTTTCCTAATCTGCCCCAAGTTTTGAACTCTTCAACGTTCTCGAGCATGATTATACGTGGTCGTGTAAGGTCAGCCCATCTAAGAGCAATCCAAGCTAAACCACGTATTTTCTTTTCAACCGGTTTTCCACCTTTTGCTTTAGAAAAGTGTTTGCAATCTGGACTAAGCCAAACCAATCCTACAGGCTGATTGTTTGTAACTTTTACAGGGTCAACATCCCAAACATCCTCACAAAAATGACGAGTATTTGGATGATTAGCACGATGCATGGCAATTGCTTTAGGATCGTGGTTAATTGCAATATCAACTGGACGACCAAAGGCTTTTTCTAAGCCAGTAGATGTTCCACCCCCACCTGCAAAATTATCAACAATCAATTCATGAGGTAATAAGTTAAGATTGAGGCACATATTCATAGTGCACCACCATTAACTTTTTTAAGCGTTAGTAAAACAGTGAATAATTGACCTGCAGAATATTTAAATGTCTTAACTTCAGTGCACTCAACTAAAAAGCGATGTTCACCAAAATTAACCCTACTTCCTGGTCTATCAAGTGTATAACGGCTCCAACCTTCAGGAATCGGATCACAGGAAAAATGGCCGTAGAATTTTTCAGGTCCACATTTAATGCTACAAAGGGGTTCAGCTACCCAAAAAACTTGATTGAGAAATTTTTTTCTCGCACGAAATTGATTGTTTACCCCTTCCTTAATTCGCATATTTACCGCTATTTCGCATGATTCCCTATCGCGGATATTTTTAGCTTGGTTGCGGTCAACGATAAGTTTATTTTTCATATCGTTCACCCATCCAATCCAATTAATTTCTTAAATTCAGAAATCACATCTACCAGCATTTTTTCGAGGTATACGTAATCAGGATTTAATTTTGATGGCCCACTTTCCCAAAGCCAGTCTTCACCAAACAGTTCACACATGATTGATCGGTCTTTAAAAGTGAGCTGGTCAAAGAAATTTGAAAAACATTCGAATTCAATTTCTTTAAGGTGTTCATAAAAATTTCTAAGATCTTTTTTGGAAATTGCGCCACTTGATCGACCATCTTTTAATTCAGATAGCTTATTGATAGCTATGTATTCAATAACTTCATTACCATCCTCAACATCTACCCACTTTTCAACTTTAGGAAAAAGTTTATTAAGTAAATAAGGAGCATGGCATTGAGCAATGAACTCTTTAAAAGTTGGTTGACCAACATGAGAAAAGAAAGCAGAACCGGTAAAACTACTTAAAACGACTGTTAGACGTCCACCGCCAGCACTATATAAATTATTTGGATCAACATAAGCTAAAGCCCAGTCTGACTTATATTCACCTATTTTTTTAAAGACGAACTTTTCCATTAAAAGTTCCCCACTGAAAAAATTATCTCTTGCTTAACCTTGAACTCAATCACCCAAACCCAAGGGTTTTCATTCCAAGATTCTTTACCTTTTATTGCTTCCCAATGTTTTTGAAAGTTAAGAACTGGGTTATGAGAATTATTGCTTTGCATAGTTGAATCAGTTTTAGGTTTATCAAAACCTTCAGCCTTAGCATCTACATCACTAATTTCATGTAAACGCTCAACACGGATATCAACTATTTCAAGCAAAACACGTGATGCTTTACGAGGCATACGAGAAGATGGCTTCCATCTAACTGGATAACCCTTTCCCTTACAGTCGTAATAAGCAATTTCATTTGGGTTATCTGCTTTGTAGACAAATGACTCATGAGGAGTTCCACCTAAACTTCTAATTTTGGTGCCATACGTCTCTTGAACAAAAAGCTGGTCGCCAATTGCTCCAAAAGGACAAATTTTCTGAAAATAAGAAGATATTTGTGATTTAGAATCTTCTAAACCAAAGAACTGTCCAAGATGTTCAGCTATATCAATTTTTTTTTGAACTTTACTCTTAATAATTCGGCGTGTTTGCGTCTTAGATCCATTTAAAATGGCCCTAACCATTTCTGAATTAAATAAAATTGGACGTACAGTCATGCTGCACCTTCCTGAGCTGGTTTATACAAGCTCACTTGTTCAGCAAAATTCCATGCACGTTTACAGATATTATTTAAAGACGAGCGGCGTTCATCTAACCATTGTTCACGCCATTTATTTTTCTCAGCTGGATCTTGAATTAAGTCATAAGCTTTATAGAAAGCAGTACGGTCAAGATAAGAACCTAACAAAACACTGTTAAAGCTATTTACCAGGTCAAACTTTTCTTCATTTCGAACTTGAATATAAGTTTCTTTAAAATTCAACCCAAAATTAGAAACAAACCATTCGTCATGCCCACCAAAAATAAAGAATGGAACATCAAGGTCGTTTTCAATTCCTTTTGCACAGTATTGACCGTTTCCAAGTACACAAGTAACTAAAGCAGCAATTTTTAAATTTGGCGCTTCAAATGTACATTTATCACTAGGATTTATTAATTCAAAAATCATTGTTCAGTCCCAACCTCAATTCGTAAATCTAAGAAAGCTTGGTTAACTGGACCTACGTAGCGTGACCAGCCAAAGTTTTCTTGCCAAAACCACCAATTGTTCTGTTCGTCACGCTTCCACGGCGTTCCCTCAGAATCAGTGTGATTGGTTCCTAACGGCCAAACCTTTTTTTCTGAAGTCATGAAATCTCCTTTTGTGCATTGAATGCACGATCTAGAAATTTCTCTTCATCGGTTTGAGTGTTTACGATTTGATGCGGGGCATCTTGATTTATAAGACAAGTTGAGCACTGTTCTTCTTTAAAATCAGTGCATTTGCCTGAGCAGGGATGATTTGCTAAATTACTCACGTTCATTCTTCCAAGGGTTTGAACAGCCATAGACCATTTCCTGTTGGCGCAGGGAGTGGTTTTTTTATTTCCAGCTAAGTAGATCAAGCTGGACTGATTTATCACTAGCATTTGTATGCCGCGATTTTTCGGCCCGTAAAGGCACTAATTCGAAGGTATCTCTGGTATACCCATTATCTTTTGACCCACAAAAAACATTTCTGAGAAACTCGTATTCAGATTCAGCTTCTGAGACTTTCCTAGTGCAAATGTTTTTAATTACTTCGAGAGAGCTTTTACCTGCCATCTCACCTTCTACTTCTGAAATCTTTTTCTTACACATAGAGCGGATGAGATTAGATAAGGAGTTCTTGCCTTCAAGTTTGGCAATCCATTCCATCTTTGCTTTTTCTTCTAAAGTTAATTTCGATGATGCATTTGCAAGAAGTTTTTCAGCCATGGTTATGCCTCATACTTTCCTAAAAGTGGTTTTTATGCAGATCGATTTAATTGTTTTGTCTTGGATTCCTCATATTCTCTATTCTGTTCAGATGCAACTAACGCGTCTAAAGCAACACCTTTGTTATAAGCAACTTCTTTTTGTTCGCCACTTGCAATTTTTGAAACAGAACTTTGAGAAATTCCTGTTCGCTCTGAAATTTGCTGTTGTGTCAAACCTCGGTTGTTTGAAAGGTAAATAACCTTATCTTGAATATTCATGCACATATCAATGACTCCATAATGATGAATATTTTTATTCATTAATGAATAGCTGTCAATACGAAGATGAATTGTTTTCCACAAATTATTCATTTTTGAATAAAATTAATTATCAGACCTGGACCAAAGAATGAGTCTTAAAATGAAAGAGAAATATCTTTTAGAAAAGAATGTGAAATACATTTTGTTTTCACAACGATTAACAGTAACGGGTCTTAGTAAATTATCCGGGGTGCCTCAACCTACACTCTTCCGTTGGGAAAGTGGACAATTTCAAGCGCCTACTATTAAGACAGTAGAGAAGTTAGCGAAATGGTGTGGTTTAACTACAGAAGAATTGCTCTACCAAGATATTGAAAAAATTTTAAAAAATAAAAGCTCTGATTCCAATCTTAAACTTGATAACAATGTTGATCTTAATAATAAAATCAACATAGAAGGAGATTTAGTACCTGTGATTTCTTGGGTAGCAGCGGGTTCATTTACAGATGTACAAACTGTGTTAAAGGATACGGAAGTAATAGAATGGCTTCCACCAATGAAAAAGGCTGGTAAGAATGGTTATGGCCTTATAGTCACTGGATACTCAATGTATCCAAAGTTTGAACCTGGTGATCGAATATATGTAAATCCTGATTATCCTGTGTTTGATCTAAAAACCAATGATCTTGTAATTGTTGCATGTGCAGGTGAATCAGAGGCTACTTTTAAAAAGTTAATTATTGAAGGAAATGAAAAATATCTAGAACCGCTTAATACAAAATGGCCTGAGCAGATTATTAAATTAACTGAGGGTTGTAAGTTGGTAGGTAAAGTAGTTGGTATGCATAGGGAGTTTTAAGGGAAACACTATGGAAAGACCAGATAAAGATATTTTTAAATTTCAAGGAATTAACACCTTTTTAACTGTGTTTGCTGAGGAAGTTATTAAAAGCCAACCCAATTTAGCAGCTAATATTTTACTAAATATAAAAAATTTAGCTGATGAGAACCATCCTTTAGTGGAGCAAGCTTTTATACTTGATAATTTTGAAAATCCTGAACTAGCTAAAGATACGGTTTTTCAAGCACTTAGTGGCTTTAATAATGAATTAGCACGCCTACTTTTAATGACAAAAAATTCATTAATGGATAGTTAAATAATTCAGGAAGTAAACTAAAGTAGTTAAATTGTAATGAATGCCTAAAAACTCAGCAAAATGCTGGGTTTTTTTATAATTAGAATAATTCAAATGGATAATTTTAGATCAAATAATAAACAATTAATTCATTGGTGAATAATTACTAGTTGAATAATTCTATTCATTGATGAATAATTAATTCACCAACACATCTCATGGTGAATAAATAATGAGTACATTACGCTCTACAGATTGCGAAGAATTTATTAATGACATCGATGGCGGTGCCTTTGCAAAACAACTTGGCTATGCAGTTAGCAAGGTTGCAAGTGCTGCTGTTGATACACAAAAAGTCGGCGAGATCACAATTAAATTAAAGTTCTCTAAAGGCGTTGGTCACAACAACGTTACTGTAGAGCACAAACTAATTTCAAATGCCCCACTCCCAAAAGGTAAAAGTGTCGAAGAACACGGTGACAAAACACCTATGTATGTAAACACACGTGGTGATGTATCGCTTTTTGCTAAACACACTGACCAGCTTTTTGAAGAAAAAGCTTAATTTTTAAAATCTTTTTTACTCAACTAAAGGAAAGACCTTCATGTCTGAAAAAATCGAAATCGAAAAATTTCTAGGTTTAGCTAAACCTGTAATTCCACTTGAGCGTGGTCAGCTTGTAGCTTTGCATCATGACTATAGTGTTATAGCTGCTGAAAAATTTATGGATGCTCGATTCCGTCCTCATGGTGAATTTACTACACCAACATTTAATGACTTTAAGGATTTTGTAGTTGCAGAAGGCGGTAAAGATACACCAATTTTTGTTAATCAAAATGACGTAAAAGCTATTGCAGTTCTTAACTTCCATGGTGAAGGAAAAACCCAAGGCCATTGTGACTATTTAGCTTCTCTGTGCCTAGAATCAACTGTGGTGTGGAAAAAATTAAATCAACTTAAAGACCATAAGTTAGATCAACGTAACTTTGCTGTTTTCATTGAAGATTGGGCTCAAGTACTTAATGCATTTGATGAAAATAATAATGCTATTGATATTAAAGATGCCCTTGTTGCAGTACGAAATATGCAAATTGAAGCATCGACTACTAGTAACGCTGAAGTAGAAAACACACGTCAGGTTCAATCTGAAATGGCCCAAATTGCAGCTTCAGCTAAAAAAGGCGTATTACCGGCTTATTTCACCATCCAAGATTCAGCTTACTTAGGTCTTGCAGAACGAGAAATCAAATTACGTTTAATTGTAAATAGCACTGGTAGCGCACCTCAGTTTGCCATTCAAATTGTCAAAGAAGAGTTATTACGTAATGAAATTATTGAAGATTTCAAAGAAGAAGTAATTGCTTTACTTCCAGAAAACCCTGTACGAATTGGGTCATTTAAATCTTAAGAAATAAAAAAAGCCCTGAAAACTTTGGACGGCTATCGGGGCTTTTTTCAACCAATACTACGTAATCGTCAAAAGGTGAACTCTCATGGATCACTACAAAGACAAAGTTATAGACGAACAAGGCTTGATTAGCGTTTCGGAGGCGTTACGAGCTATGGCTTGTGGTCGTGTTATTCAATGTTCAAGTAAAGACTTTCCAAATTGGAAGGACATGGAAATCACAAATATTAATGCGAAAAATTTAATTGATGAAGAGCGCATTAATAAAAACGGCTTTAAGTACAGATATAAACCTTCGCAAATGTCTGTAAATGCTGAGCTAACAAAAATGAAAAAGCCTCAATGACTTTGGACGGCTATCGAGGCTTTTTCTACCAATACTGTACGTATAAAGGCAAATTATTATGAATCAGAAATATATAAACAGTCAATCTACCCCATCTACACCTATTTGTTTCGTGCCTGAACTTAGCGGGAATAAAACAAATAAACCAGCTACTTCTAAACTTTATCAGCATCCATCAGCAGAGGATCTAAAGTTTAAAAAAGATAGTAAATGGCCGTATGTTTTATGCTTCCTTATATTTAGTGCATTAGCTATTGCTTTCCTTTATGCATGTGATGCAGAGGCTCAAGTGCGTGAGCAGAAGACGCAACATTGGCAACAACAATTTAACTCAGGCGAACCTGTTGATGTTCAAGTACATGTAGTTAAATTAGGTGGTGCACAATGAGAACAAACTATTTACGAGGATCTAAACGTTACGAAAATAATCTGAATGGTCAAGTAAACCAAAAATCAACTTTCCGTGAATTCGTAGGGAAGGATGAAGAACATGGTTTATACAAAGTCCGTCTTGGCTATACAGTTTATGCTGCAAATCACACTTTAACTCGTGTTTATACGGTTAATGAAAACAATGAATTAACTCCTGTTTCACAATATACGTTAAATACAAAAGAGTGGATTTTACGAAATCTAGAAACCGAAATTAAATATCGTAGAGGACGTGAATTAGGTCAAATTCTTCAAAAAACGCACATACCTTCCCCTGACCGGAAAGCTTACAAAATTCGTCGTGGTTTTCTTGGTACACGCTAGTTGGGGATATTTATGTTAGTTATTAAATCTTTTCGTGTGATTTATGGTACTTGTCCAAGATGTACTAATGACAAATGCACTTTAGGTGTTAGTCATTCTGGCTCTGGTGCTCAATGGGAATGTCACAACTGCGGCTTTTGTTGGCCTAACAGTTAAATGGTGCATGATCAATGAAAGCAATTATTTTAGATACTGAAACCAACAAATTAAATGGTTATCCAATTGAAATCGCTTATGCGCCTTTTAGCTTAGAGAATGGTCAATTGTTAGTTCATAAAGATGAAGTTTTTAACCGTTTCTATTCTTGTCCTGAACCGATTGATTTAGAAGCAATGGCTGTACACAACATCATTGAAGCGGATATTGAAGGTCAACCAAGTTGCGAATCGTTCCGGTTACCTGAAGGGGTTGAATTCATTGTCGGTCACAATATTGATTACGACATCAAAGCTCTAAATAAATGTGGACCAGCAATTAAGGCAAAGGCTATTTGTACTTTAGCTTTAGCAAGGGACGTATGGCCTGATTTAACAAGTCATAAATTGGCTGTTCTGTACTATTTCGTAATGAGTAACCGTGAAGAAGCACGTAAGCATTTAAGACATGCACATTCAGCACGGGCGGATGTTTATTTTACTGGGATTATCCTAATAGCTCTAATTGAACGACTGGGAATTAAAGATTTGAACTCCTTATTTCTCATGTCTGAAGCTGTACGTTTACCCAAAATAATGACATGGGGTAAACACAAAGGAACGCCTCTTAAAGAATTACCGCGCCCATATATCTCATGGCTCCTGAATAAAGAAGACCTTGACCCACATTTGCGTAAAGCGCTTCAAAATATTTAAAGGTTAGCAACTATGAAACCTACTCTATTTACGCCTGAAACATGGGCGGAGTTTACCCAACAACTCAAAAATTCTTGGGAAAAAGATAACGCTGGTACTGATTCACCAATTTTTGTTGTTCAAGAAAAAAAGATTGTTTGGGGTTTAGATCCGGCTAGTGATTCTGTAGAAATCACTAATATTGTAGATGCCGATGATGAATCAACATATAAATCAATTGATGATTTTTTTGAATCTCTTAAAGCTACAGATAAGCATGCTTTAAATGGTTTAGCAATTGAAGAGGAAGATGAACTTTTCCTCGATGTAAAAGCTTCTACTCAAATAAACATTTTATCTGATTGGAATGAACGCAATATTCATATCTGCCATGGTAAATATTTTTGGGAAGATGTTAATTGCCATCTAACTCGTTCAGCTGCAGATGCATTTATTAAACGTAAATCGCATGATTTCGGTGAGTTGCGGGTATTTGTTAAGTCACTTTATTGGTGTGAGGAGTTTAAGAATTTACTTAACGCTATTATTAGCGGTGAAGTAGGTTTGACAAGTATAGATGACGACAACATCCTAAACGTTTTGGGACCAATTGAACCCAAAGCAGATAAAGAAATTAACTCAACTCAAGCAAAAAAATCTGCGAAGAAGGCCAATAACAAAGAGGAAAATTGGACTCGTTATCATAATGACAAACCTGTTGAGTCTCCGTTAGCTGGCCTTATTGAAAAGCTAAAGAAAACTAAAACTGCAGATGCAGCTAATAGTCTCATTGAGGAAACGAAAGACTGGGCTTCTGAAGATCAAAAATCTTTTTTAACTGAGTTAAATAAACACTTAGTCATCATTGCTGGTCAATCGAAAGAAAATATTTCAATTTCTGAACGAGTCAAACGAGCTACAGACCTGACTACGTTGGATGCGATTGAAATTGATATTTCAGAAGCAGATGAACGTATTCAAGAACCCCTAATGGAGCTGGTTATAAAAAGAAGAAAAGAACTAGAAGTTGAAAATAACTTCTTATTGGAGTCACCACAATGATCCAAATATACAACAGCAAAACCAGAACTTTCACTGTGGTTGGTAAAAACAGAACTCATGTGTTCTCAAATGTTTCGCTTCATGAAACAGATGCCCTGCTCTACAAGGCAAAAGTTAAAGATTCCATTTGGAGATTTTAAATGATGAGAAACATCCCTGATTCTATGTCGTTTCCTTTCACTGTTTGGATGTGTGAAAACGGGTATTACCCATCTCATAAAAATGGATTCATTATTTTAAAGCGTGGCAAAGAAGTTGCAAAGATATCAATGAATGAAACAAAAGATGGTTATCCAATGAATGATATTTGCCAAAAGAAATTTGCCTCGTTCTGCAGAGCATGGATGAACAGAGATAAACACTTTATTGAGCAATTACGTTTGCGTGGATTAGCAAGATTAAATCAAAAAAGTTATCAGATGGTGGCCTAAATGTTTGAAGTTAAGACTGCAGTGCAATTTGATGACGATGATGTTTGGATTGGAAGTGTTCTTATCTCGAAATGTGGCGGTAATGACGAATGGACGGCATATCTCGACAATGATGTGGAAAAGGAATTTGAAACTTTAGAGCAAGCTGTCACTTATTGTTTGGAGCAAGCGAATGATTAATTTAGCGAACCAAAGAGAAGCTTTAATTGCAGAAGTAGAAGTTTTTAAAAAAGACAGTATGGAGCTATGGTTTGTTCCTGATCTCGCAGCTTCTTATACAAATCGGGACTTTTTTTCTTATTCCATAATAGAAGATAACCAAGTCTTTTTTATGATCGAACAAACTCGACAACTGTGGGAATTCTGGAATAAAGCCAAGGATCATAATTTGCCTAAAGGTTCAGTTCTAATTGTTGAAGACCAAATTAAAACTATGTGGCAAGACAATGAAGAGCCTGAAAATTGCGTAAATAAAGAAAAAGACTTTAATTGTTTGGGTGATTGTTTAGACATTGAAGATATCATTTCAATCACAAAGCAACGCTATGCATATATCTCAGCCGAAAAGGTCTACGGTACTTGGGTAGCTAAATTTGAGGCTGGTGAACTGAAAAAAGATTATTTCTTCGTTGGTAGTCAAAAAGAATGTGAAGAAATTGTCGAAAGTAATAAAGCTCTTTATTCAAGCAGAATGGGAGCTAATTCATGATTTTTTATGACCGTGCTTTTTTTGAAGAAAATTTCAAAAAAACTGAAACTTTCAAGCAAGAAAGCAATATTCGAAAAAATGACATTCTTGTATTTAGTGAAACCATGAATGGCTATTTTAATATAGTGACAAATAAAGCTTGGTTACTTTGGAAAAAGGAAATGCAAGCTCATGCTGATTGGTATAAAAATGATGACCCAATTGCATATAAATGGGCCAAAGATGGAAGCCCTGAATATGAAGCTGACTTTTATACAAGTGCAAAAGCTTGGGCTGCAGCAAAAGCCCAAGCTGGGCCCACTTGGATCAGCGTAAAAGATGAAGAGCCACCTACAGACATAATGGTACTTATTTGTTGGGATGATGCGCCAGATGTTACTCCAGAACAAGACTATATAACTATTGATGAAGATCTAAATAGTGTATGGGCAAATTATTATAATGACCCACCTTCTCACTGGATGCATTTTCATAGTGTGCCAAACGTATCGGGAGCTGAACAATGAGCATAACACTTAGCGGTCATCAACTAAAAAGCCTTCTCGAATTTGTAAATCCAGATGGTGAGAAAGATTTAGATCAACTTGATACTGAACTAACAATTAAATTCTTTGAAGATGGCCACAGTGGAAAAGGCTATTACTTTTGGATGACCGAATATCCAGAAGAAGGTGCAATGAAGTTGGATATTGAATCGGGAGCTGAGGGATGAGTGAATTAGAAATACTTGAATCAGCACCCAAAGATGCTACCCATTATTTTCTTGTGCCTAATGGATCTGGTGAACCTTATTACGTTCTTGAAAAAGAAAAAAAGTTCTACTGGTTTCACGGTCAGGATGAAATAACTAAGCCACACATTTTAAGTTGGATTAAGTCAATTGAATCACTGAAAGAAGTTAAAGCGGAAAGTCAGGAGATTTAAATGTCTTGGTATTCTTTAAGACAATTAGCTAAAGAACTCGGAATGGCTCCAAATACTTTTAAAAAATATTATTTGGAGAAATTCCCGCCTGATCGAGAATCCAAAACTTATAAGGGTTGGACATCTCAATCAGTAGCAAAGATTAAAGTTGAGATTCAAGGCGCTAAATAAGCGCCTTTAATCTTCTATAGGATATTTATAGTCATCAAAATTTAATAAATCAGTGGTGTGCATTGCAGCACCGTTGGCACCACGAAATAAGTGACATGCATTGAAATTATGAATATTACAATAATTAAATAATTCAACGATTAATTCATATCCTAAAGTTATTTTTAATAACCTGTAACCACTTTCATAATACTTTAGAATATCTTTTAAGCATGGTCGAGTTCCAAATTTATTAAAGATTTTGATGTGATTTTTTGTGTAAGTTAAGACACCTTGTTGATGAGAAATATGCTGATTAAGGCCTTTAGGTGGATCTAGCACTTCGAGTACTTGATTCAATTCATTTGTAATACTTTCAGAATTTAATACCCAAATGCAAAATTTTGAATTTGGATCATAATTCATTTTGAGTGCATGAGAACAAGCGAAATAACTAGCTACAAACGGATTTTTGGTCCAATCCAGCAATCTAGTTTCAACTCCATAATGTTGTGCATATACAGCTAACTCAAAAAAATCATCATCAAACCAATCTAGCTGATCTCTTCCAAACGATTTCCTATATTTACTTAACTTATTTTTTTGTCTTCTTCTCAATTGATCATTATCTGATGGTAATTGAACACCAGCTAAATCACAGGAATCTTGGAATTTCAATAAAATTTCTGACTCATAATTTTGATCTACACTCCAATTTGTCTTAACCCACCCAATATTTTTTTTATTACGATAAAAGGTTGGTTTTAAATCCCAATCACTTTCTCCATGTCCCCGATAAATGATCGATTTGTCTAATGTACTATACCCTTTAAAATCTTTTATCTTAAAAAAAGGAAAATTAACAGCTGATGGGTTAAATTCCAATCTTAATTGAGTCATAAGATCTTTTACATGTAATTTATCTGGACGAATAAAAGTTATAAACTCCTCAAAATCATTAAACGTAATTTCAAAATGAGAATCATTATTTACTAATTGATCGTAGTATTTATTACCCATTTTGATTTACCCATTTATCAATTTTATACATTAGAAATTCGTTCAATTTAAAACCTACAAAAAATTGCTTTCATAATTACTTGCTATGATTAGATTCAAAATTTAAGGCGCTAATTAAGCGCCTTTTTTCATTAATTTTCTTATTTTATCTCCAACAAAAGCACTAGAAAGTAAGGGTTTAAATTGCTCTAATAAGGATTCAGCATCATGTGATATAAGCTTGTTGCCGTTAACATTCATTTCACATGGGAAGCCATCAGGACTTATCACTAATATTGTTATATCAAATCTTTGTGTTTTGTCATCTGTTGCAGAAACATAGAGAACACGCGACTCAGGCTCTTGAGATTCAATTTTTACATCTGTAATTGGAAGTGAAGTAAGACCCGTTAATAAACCTAACGTATTAAACCCTTTTTTTCTCCAACCAAATTCAACTTTATTATTTGTTGCTTTCTTAACTGCTTGGTCTACTTCAAATAATACATTATCAATTTCTTCAATACTTTTGTCTCTGGTTACAGAGGATTGCATACCCTCTTCAACTGCTAAACTTAAATCTAAATGCATTTTGTTTTCTCCAACTTTAGACAGATAGGCAAATGATCTGAAGGGTTACTAAATGAATCATTATGTAAAGAACTAATCATCTTATCATCAAAGACAAGAACTAGATTATCATCCAAATTCCATCCATCACGGAAAAAGTTTCCTGAAACTAAGATTTGATCATAAATGTGCCAGTGATGGAACTCATTTTTAGTACAGTGATGGGTACCTGAGGGTTGATCTTCCTTAATTTGTAAAAATTTCCAAAAAGGATTGTAAAACAGTGAAGAATTATTAGAGATAACTTTTTGATCCCTAGTACTTCTTAACCCCTCTAATATTGCCGAATCATAAGGTTCAACATTAAAATCCCCTAAAACAACAAACTTCGTTTTATTGAAAAATTTTTTTTCATCATTAGTATCTTTTTTAATAAATGATGCGACTGTTCTTCTTTTTTCCTTATTATCATTTAATTGAGATAACCAATGAGTAACATAAAATATAATTCTTTCTTCTAAGTGCCCACTTAGAAATTCATATTTTTGAAAGACTTTAAGCTTATTCTTTTCTTCACCATCGACTTCTACTTTTGATTGAACAAAATCAAAAGTATTTTTAAATATTACACATGTATCAAAATATAAGCCTCCATAATTTTTTCGATAAATATTGTAATCATAGCCCATCCCAATAAGTTGAATACTATTATCTATAAACTCCATATCCTCAGGTGAAACCTCACAAAGACATAAAAAATCAAAATCGAGTTTCAAGAGCCCTTGAATTACCCTAGAAACTTTTATTTTTTTATCAACTTTTGATTTATTCCATCTATTTCCTATAGGAGGAGATAAATTTATATTCCAAAAACCGACAAATAAACTTTGGTTCATGAGTTAGTACCAATCCAATTTTCTACTTCATTCGCATACCAAGTCATAAGCTCTACTCGCTCATCCCAATATTCGGCACGGTTATAAATTTTACTTGTCTTATCTGCTTTTGTTGTTTTGTTCACGTGGGCAATTTGATAATCGATAACCTCACCACGGAACAATTTACTTTCATTAGCATGAGTCGAAAACAATGAACGAAAACCATGAGTAACCATTTTATCTGTGTAGCCCATTCTTTTTATCATTGTGAGAACCGACTCAGATGTCATGTGCTCATAAGGTTTTCCACGTTTTTTAAATATGTACCCATCATCTGTTTTGACGCTTTCGAGTTCCTTAAACAAAGCATAGATTTGCGGTACCAGTGGGACCATTAATTCTTTTCTTTTTTTCATTCGCTCTGCAGGAATTATCCAGACTTTGTTTTCAAAATCTATCTCTCCAGTATCCCACCTAGCTTTTAACAATTCTGTTATTCGGGTTCCGGTATAACAAACTAAAAGCATGGCCATTTTTACTATTGAGCTAGAATGACTCGCTTTCATGCGTTTAAAGAATTCTGGCATTTCACTCACAGGTAAACAAGGATGGCTGTCAGATTCATATTCAGGTATTACATCCTCTACTAATGTACATGGATTACGATCTGTATAATCTGAGGCAATTGCAAAATCAAATACTTGCTTTCCAAGTCTTAATGCTCGGCTTGCTGTTTCTAAAGTACCCTTTGCAACAATTTCTTTAATTTTCTTCGAGATGTGCTTTCTTTCAACTTCATTAATTGGAAGATTTTTAAAATCCTCGGTTAGATATGCAAGTCGATATTCGACTGTGTCATAGTATTTTTTGCTGGTCCATTGTGATTTCATGATACTCAACCATTCCTCAACCACCTTATGGACTGGTGGAGAATTGGCGACCTTGCCCTGATATTCTAATTTTAATTGTCTTGCTAGTTGGCGTGCTTCTTTACATCCCATAATAGGATATTCACCCAACATCTTTTGATTTTGCTTTCCATTTTGGCGATAAGACAAAACCCATTTCTTTTTTCCATTAGGAAAAACGGAAATGTTTAATCCTTCCCCATCTGCTACTGAATATCTAGATTCTTTAGGTTTTAATGACTTTACTTGGGCATCCGATAGCATAGTGTTATACCGTATAACAGTTGTATAACAGCTTATAGTGATAAAGTTTGATTATCAATGATTAAGCTGAATCAAGAATGATTAAATCAAAGGCATTAAAAAAGCCCTAAATCATTAAGATTTAAGGCTTTTTGATCAACTCTAATCATATGTGATTAACTTTGATCTTAGTATTTGGTGGAGATGGCGGGAGTTGAAC